CCCCCTAAAATTTAATCTTGCCACGAACTATATCAAACAGCATGCACCAATCGTCTACGCCGGAATAAAATTCAATGGTTCTAACTGGCAATCCATCTGAATCGCCAGAACTTAGTGAACTGCTGCCGAATTTGTTCGCGGAAGATCAGTAAACCATTCCATTGCTGTATGACCAACTCTATCAAATGATTTTGTTGTCTTTACCTTCCACAATACATCAACCAGTACAAGTTCTGGTGTTGGCGAGCTTGTTATCATCTCCACCAATTTGTCTACTAGTGCTGTATTTGAAGACACAAAAGCAGAACCATGCGTTGAACCCGAGTTGGCGTCATCGGTTTTCGTTCTAAATTCGTCTTCCCCGCCAACCGGGTTAACGCTGTCGTTAGCATTTAAAGAATCACGCATGAACAACCCCTCTCAACCAATGACCGATTTTTCCAAATACACCAAATTTGACCTTATCACAGTTACTCATGAGTACGATCTTAACGGCAGAATCCCAAATGGTTGGAGACTTCTTTCCGTTGCAATGCATCGGCCTGAACCCAGTCAGGCAGGGGCTTTTACCGATGAATTTATATGTCTTCTTGGGCAAGAATCTTCCTAAGAAAGAATCGTTTTCCAAATAAAACAACCAGTGATTGCGATATATATATTCTGAATCCGATCCATGTATATCTACAAAACTGTACATCCTCCAACCGCGTTCAATTAATGCGTTCATCTGTTTGATATCAAACGTACAAACGGCACCGTGCCTTAATGTATAAAAAATGCTAACAATGCGTTGAACCCGAGTTGGCGATCCTGCCGAGTTTGTGCTTTCCACGTCTTCCCCGCCAACCGGGTTAACGCTGTCGTTCGTTTTCATATTTTCTTCTCTCATAAATATCTCCAATGGATCACTTGATAAGTTTACTCATTACTATCTTCGGAGCTTTCCTCGGTGTATGGATCGGCATCTCGTATACCAACAGAAAGGAACTTGCTATATCAGAGTCCTCTCGTAAAGCTTCACTCAAAGCATTACTCGAATCATTTGAACAAAATCTTCAATACCTAACGCAAATTATTGATTTGGCGACTACTACTTCTGGCGGTATTCATCCCGAAACTTCTCCTCCCACCTCTTCTCCTCATCCGTCTTTAGCCAATTTTCAAGGCGTGATTCAATTGATTGCAAGCAGTCGAAAGCTGCTAGAATCAGAAATCGAAACACTGAAGAAATTCGTTTGAGAATCACAGAAAACGAACAATGCGTTGAACCCGAGTTGGCGTCGTCGGTTTTCGTTCTAAATTCGTCTTCCCCGCCAACCGGGTTAACACTGTCGTTCGCCTCACAACTGAGGTCTTTTTCGTTTTTCATAGAATTCTCCAAGTAGGTAAAGTAAAAAATAAAACCCACCAGACTAAACTCCACATTCGTGCGTCTCAAGGTGAGATGCAAACCCCAAAAGGGGATAACCCTCGCTAGAAAGGAGAGCCTTATGCTCAAATTTTTGCAGGACCCCGCAGTCGCCAAGTTTACTTGCGGGGTTCTCGTTGGTTAGTAGGACTAAGAAGTAAATACAAGCATAATGGAGTTAATGGCAGTAGTGACCAAAACCACCCACCATTGAATACAATCATTGATAAAAACGCTACCGTCATCAATTGGCCCAGAACATGTAATCTTCGACATGTTTTATTTTGATGCAAGGTAAGATAATGCATATAATACTCACCAAATGTCATTTTACCCACCTGCACTTTGTTCATTTTATTCCTCCAGTCAAGACGCACCGCCCCCATAATCCTCTTCACCTGAGAGGAATTCCCTAGTGCTTTGTGTCTCCTCCGGTCTGTTTGTTATCTCTTGGTGGTTTCAGGCCCTGATTAAAGGAAAGGTGCGGAATTCAACGCTACCTCTGTGCCCTTTAGAGCACCCTGAACAGACTCCTTGGATGTGCCTCCCTGCGGTAACGGGACAGCACCTCTTCAACACTCAGTCAGTGAATTTGCTTCGGCTAACATTCAACCGGACGCCTTGACACGGTCACCTGCTGGATTTGCACAGACAGGCGTTTTATTACACGACGCTCCATTCCTACACTCATTCACTGTTTTGCCACTGTGCCCGATTGCTGTTTGAGCCTTCGAAGTTGGGCGACCACCACTCAGAAGCTTTCGCTTACACCTACTATAGTAGTTTTTGGGTGATAGGTCAAGGTTTCCATTGACTTCTTCCGGATTCCGGACTAAAATAAGCTGGGATTCCATCTTCTTCAAAAGAGGCACGATATGATCGGTAATCAGATTGTTATTCACGGCAACATCGTAAAAGAACCAAAAATCTTCACAGACAAGAGATTTGCCATTATTCGCTTAGCATCCAACTATAATGATAAAAGAGATGGCCAAAAGACCATGTTCTTTGATGTCAAGGTATTTGGAGACAGAATGGGCGATATCGATTACTTCGATCCTCAGGTCGGAGACCGTCTTGCAGTGACTGGCTCCCTAGCTCTAGACGAGTACGAGAAGGACGGAGCACAGCGATCGTCCATGGTAATCTACTGTGACCATTTTGAAAAAATCTGGAGGAGGCCGAAATCGGCCTCAGAACCAATGGTTAAAGAATCGAAGGCAGACTTTTGAAAAAGATACTGGTCGTACTAAATAATGGAGCACAGATATCTTCTGTGCTCGATAATGATGTAGCCGATAAGACTATCGACCAGTTCTACAATTTGTGTGCTGCGAACATTGATGATCATTGTTTTGAACTATCAGTTCGGAACGAACTAGAGAAGTTGGAACATACATTAATCCCATTAAGAAGTATCCTATATGTCTCCTGTAGAGAACAACTCTGAACCGTACTCGATAATTCGACTTCCTCACGAACTCATTATGGGATTTAATTATGTCGAAAAAGAAACTAAGAAACAAGAAGACAGCGGCCAGAAAGGTTGCTGTAAAAGAGAAGCTTGCAAAGAGACGCCAAAAGATTCGTGCGGAGGCAAAGGTTGCAAAGCTAATCGCCCAACTACGAAAGGAGATGGGGGATGTCATTGAACCACGAAGTGCTGATACTACAACAGAGGGTGACTTATTTGGAGGCCCTTGTAGTCCGACTGAAAACAGGACCGATGTGTAGTCGGAGCCACGCGGGGCTCGTCGAATTCGCTGAATTCTTAATCACTGTCGGTAAAGAAGAAGACTCCCATATCCACGAGGAAGCAGGCTTAGCTCTTAAGAGTACGGCCAATAGATTAAAGGTATACATGGAATGACTTGGATTCTTGAAGCATATAGGTACTATGACCACGAGGGAGAAGATACTCTATACATAGATCATGGGAACTTTGACCATATCAAGGCAAAATTTGAAGGTATAACAAAGAGCTTGCCGGGATCTGACGATAGTCCTAGTACTGGAGGCCTGTATAAATTCGAGGTCGAACTTTCTGGAATATTTCTATATGGCGACTCTAGAGGTATCAGGATGTATGAGTTAGAGCCTACTGATCTAGCCTCTATTAAGGACTTTATGGGGATTGCTGATGAAGCTTAATTTCACGTTTGGATATAACGGCACGTCATTTGGCCTCCATGGTAGCTATACCCTAAAGCATTTGACCGAAAAGGGTTGGGACGTTAGACACATTCCCATAGGACAAACACAACACGAGTCGCGTTTCCCAGTAGCTAATACCGAGTTCCACCACAAGGCCCCCTCTCTTCGGTTATGGCACCCAAATGATATGGCAGGATTCACTGGTGAGCCAAAAATTGGGTTCACCGTCTTCGAGCTTGAAGACCTATCCCCTGTGGAAGTTCACAATACCTCCTATCCAGACAGACTGTTGGTCCCCACCCAATGGGCCGCTGACGTATGTGCCCGATCAGGAGTGAAGGCCTCTGTCGTCCCGCTTGGTTACGACCCATCTATCTTTTTACCGAGCCCTCCAGAGCCGGGAACTCACACCATCTTCGGAAATTTTGGCAAATGGGAGATCCGCAAAGGGCACGATGTCCTAATTAAGGCCTTTAATGCTGCTTTCGAGAAGGATGATGAAGTCACCCTAGTCATGATGCCTACTAACGGTTTCCTCAATCCAGAGCAGACCAGAGCTTGGCAACGCATGTATCTCGAATCGAAGCTTGGGGACAAAGTCCAGATCGTTCCTCGTGTGAATACCCATCAGGACGTATTCAATATTATGAGGCAGGTTGATTGTGCCGTATTTCCGGCCCGAGCCGAAGGCTGGAATATGGAAGCTCTGGAGATGATGGGGTGCGGCAAAGAGGTGATTATCACCAATTGTACGGGCCACACCGGATTCATTGATGATTCATGCAGAAAAATTGACATGCCAGAAGAGTTCGAGGCCGCTTATGATGGCGTATTTTTCGGAGGATTCTCTAAGTGGCGTAAATTTACTAAGAATAGTTTTGACCAACTTGTTGAGCATATGCGAAATGTCCATAGGTCCAGAGTTGACTTGAAACTAAATCAATTGGCGGTAAATAGAGCTGACCAGTTTACTTGGGAGAAATCTACTAATGTTTTGGCGAAAGAAATCGAATCCACAGAAGGATAACTATATATCATTTTACCTAGATGGGGAAGATCTACAGGTAGAATTCGGATTTGACGATATCAATCAAATAACCCTAATTGCGGATCTAGTCTTGAACGGCAAGATCCGCAATTCTTGTTTCCAGACCATAAAATCCAAACTTGAGGAGGAAGGACTTAAGAACGAAGCAGCCTTTTTTGCACAATCAGTCGACAAAACAATCAAACCTAGTGAGTATGCCCCATGATCGAGAGACAAATAGCTTGGGAAAAATGGCGTGACTTTAACGATGAAGACTCAGACATCGATCCTGTCGATACGCATGAAGACTCTGACGAGCCAGACGAATCAGATGAAGGCCATTTTGAGTTAGTGCCTGTAATTGTTAGGACGCCTATCGGAAATTACAGCCCTTTCGAGCCCCTACTTCCTAGTAACATGTTCGATTGCTGGATATGTCATACCAATTTCGACATAAATGAGTCCGATAAAGCGATGCTAGATCTAGTAGAAGGAATAGAAGTCCTCAAAGTCATGACTAGATACCGATTCTTCATCGGTATAGGTAAGATGTTTTCCCTGACCGAGGTCAGGCCATTAGTGGAAGCCGCCCTGAGAGTTAATCAAAAAAGTCACATATCTGCAATAATTTCAGAAATCTTTGGCAAAAAGAGATGGGCGGTCGGCATTTATGATGATGGGAGCCACATCTCAATTTCGTCTGAGAGTGACAATGATGAGCTTTTTGATACTAGTCTAAAAGACCTAAAAGAATCAGGAGCGATTAATATCGTTACTTCAGAAGATGTCTAAGCGTATTTATTATTAGGAAAACAGGACTTCTCTTTTACTGGATATTTTGGACGGGTGTTGCTGGAGATCTATTATGGCACTTTTGCCAAGCGGTTATGTCGTAGGTACTCGTGGCGTTTATTCCACGCCTACTGAAGAAATTGGTGCTGTAGCGATGGGCATTACTGATGCCACAACTGTTACTGCTGGTAATCCTTATACTCAGACACTTCCTCTCAGAACTGGAATAACTTCTGGTGTTATGTCTACACGTAGAAGCCGTGTTATTGCCGCTTCTGGCCTGAACCATGCTTATAGTGCTGGTAAAGCACTTGCTGCTGGTACTTTTGCGTACGATCCTAACGCATTTTTGATTCAAGGGTATAGCACGACCATTAATGGTATTGCTAATAACTCACTTCTATTCACTGGCGGGGATCAGTATCGTCAGCGACGTTCTCTTCGACAGAAGTCTTGGGGCTACAAGTATTCTACTGCCATCCGGGCCGGATACTTCAGCTTCACTAAGATCTCTGGTAAGAGAACTAACTGGACGACTGACCCATCCGCCCTTAATGATACGTTCCGGTCTACTACGGACAATGCAGTAGCATCTGACGATCAAGCTATCTATGTAACATACAGGTCTATTCCCGGAGAATTGGTCTACATGCAGGGGTCTCTTACTCCCCTTGTGGCTGACTACCCTGCTGTTACTGGTTAACCTGACCGACTAGGGGGCGAAAGCCCCCTGTCTTAACTCTTCTATAAAGGCTTAAGCCATGAACTTCTTGTCTAAACTAAAAAACGTAATGTTCGGCAAGTCAGAACCGTCTAAATCAGAGACTGGCGTTATAGACGTAGTAGATATCACCAAGGTAACCCGCACTGGTATCCTAATGGGCCTTGCTACAACTGTCGCATACCTGCTCTCGAATGTCAAACCAGAAATGTTTGGCGATCATGCGGGAATTGCCGCTGTAGTACTTACAGTAGTTGGGGAACTTTCTTTGAGGTTTTTGAAATCAAACGGGAAATAACATGGATACAATTTATGATTTTTTGGTGGCCAACAAGCTACCTGTCGGTGGTGGACTTATTGCTATTGTTATGCTGTGGGACAAGATCAAGGTAGCCTTCGGCTCCCTCAAAGGAAAGATCAAACTTCCAGTCTTGTCAAAAGCTGAGCCAGACCAAGAATTGGCAGATCAAAGTGCTATTAAGCATCTTCGAGATAGAGCTGCTTCTTTTGGTGATAAGGAGCTTACACTACTAATCAAAGAAATTGATACAAGATTCTATGACATTCATTCAGGAGTAAAAAATGAGAAGTAAGCTCTTCGCACTCCTTGCACTGATTGTGATGTCATATTCTGCTTTGGCTGTGGACAAAGATGCAGTAGCTAAAGCTGTCAAAGACGACAACATTTCAGCACAAGACTGCCGCAAGTGGTACACAGTCTATAAAGGCGCGTACATCTACGTCAAAGAGCTAGATGCTGCAGGCTCAAAAGACTTTGGCGATGTCTTTGATAAGATTATCTTTGTAAGAGATAAGACTCTTCCAACTAAGGGCAACGCCAACTTTGTCAAAGCAACAGACCTGTCTGCTTATACTGACGCCGACTTCACGGCAGAGAAAAGAACAGATCTAGCTGAAGACCTATACAAAATCTGTGAAGGCCTTAAGGCAGGAATGAAATAATGGAAACTTATAACATTTCTGGCTGGGTTGACTTGCCAGAAGAAGTAGACGCTGTTGAATCTGAATTCGGTGTATTCGGATCAGTAGCGTCTTTTCTTACAGAGACCGGCAAAGGTAAAATAGTTTGTCTCCATGACAACTATACTAAAGCTGGTTCTAGTTTCTACTATGTGAATCAGGGAAATATAGGTAGCTGTGTAAGTGCTTCCGCGTCCCTCATCACTAATACCTTGATGGTGACAGAGATAGCAAATGGGGAGAGAGAGATCCTCAAAGGATGGATTGCTATCGAACCATTGTACTATGGGGCCAGAGTTGTCATAGGTGGCAATAGGATCAGAGGCGATGGTGCTATTGTAGCTCACCAGATTCAATACATGAATGAATATGGGACTCTACTAAAGCAGAAGTATGGAGCTATTGATCTAACGGAGTACTCTGTAGATAGATGTCGCAAATGGGGAACTGGATCTGGCTTCCCAAAGACACTAGAGGATATCTCTAAAGACCATACTGTTTCAGTCTTCTCAAGAGTTAAATCTTATGAGGAAGTAAGAGACAGTATTGCTAATGGGTATCCTGTAGAAGTTGGATCATCTTATGGTTTTGCTAGTGAGACCGATGAAGAAGGTTTCTGTAGGCAAAATACAACTTGGCAGCATGCTCTATCTATTATTGCAGTCGATGACGACAGTAAAAGAAAAGGGTGTATGATCTCCAATACTTGGCCACTTAGCTGGCTTAAGATTCGTAAGCGTAAGCTCAATCAGCCAGATGGATGTTTCTGGGTTGATGCTGAAACAATCGATCGTATGGCGAAAAATGGAGATGCGTGGTCTATAGGCGGATTTAACGGCTATAAGAAGCCAGTCAATACAAACGTTAGCTGGTAGGATACCAAATGAAAAAGATATTGATAGTTATAATCGTAATACTTATGCTCCTGCCAAATTCATCAAGTCCGTCAATAGTCTCTGTAGATGTGTCAGCAGAAGACTTTGAAGCATATGGAATCGCTGGTGCTCTGGCAATGCTACCAAATGAAGATGGTGTCCCAGATGTGCCAACTCCAGTAAATGACAAGTGTACATGTGTAAATGGCAAAGTGTCATATGATGGTGGGACCTCCTTGACGGATTGTAAGTGTAAAAACTCTGACTCGAATTGTGGATGCAAGAAGTCGGTAAAAGAAGAAGTGCCAGACTTGTTCCCCCGCACTGTACTGGTGACCCAACCATCCATTTGTCCCCCATGTGTGACGGTAGATAGGAACATTGTAGCTAGACTAAGAAATGAAGAACATAAGAAAGCTGGCTGGGATGTAGGTACAGAAGCATTCAATGACTTTCAGGTTCTAGACCTTGATGATGAGTCTGCATCTGCCGAAGTTAAGAGGCTTAACCTGAGTTACACCGCTATTCCTACTTTCTTCTATATGGATAAGGATGGAGTGACGAAGATTCACACCGGACTTATGTCATATGATGGCTATATCAAATGGTCTAAAAAAAACTGAGTACTACGTACTCTCGTGTGAGTCATCGTCTATGGAAGCTAAATGGGTCATTCTCTCCTGACATGAATCAATTAATTCAGCATCTCCAATCAGAGCATAGAATATCTAATCTAGACGATTTATCATACGAAGACCTATTAGCAATTCACGATGATGATCACAACGGAGTATACAATGAAGCTAATAGATCTTTTTGAGGAACTCGTCAAGAATAAAACTGTTGAAGTATCAGATGGGGTAAATATCAGATGCGGAGACGAAATCAACTTGGTGGTATCATCGCATAATGATGAAGTCGTAATCAGGTTTGGATCTCCCGCTGTTCAGGTTTTCATTTCGAAGATGGGGCCGCTGCGGCTCTTGAATGCTGTTCGGCCCACTATCGAATCAATCACTATAACTGACAAATCTTTCAAGATCAGTGTAGATAATGCTCCAGATATGGAGGTGAAGCGTGAACTGGTATGACGAATACTGCAAAGAATTTGGCTACTCTGCAAAAGCCGGTCGCAGGGGTGAGAGAGATGCAGAAAGACTCAAGAGGAGAGTAGAGAAAGCCGCCACTCTGGAAAAAGAGGATCTCTCTTCTTTTACTGATCGGACTTCGGCAGAAGCCCATCTGGAGGATAAAGCCGTAGGCATGTACGGGTCGTTTGGATTCATGCTGTTTCAGGTGATCATTTCGTGGGTGATCAGGAAAATTTTAGATTCATATTTTGGGGCAAATAAATGACAATCAAAGTTGTAGCTAGTTCTCAGGTCAAGACCACATACAATTTTACAGAGACATCTTCTACTTCGGTAAGATCGAATCTGGAAACTGTAAACTCTGCTCCTGCTTACACCTATGGAAGTGGAAACTTTGAGATTAATGCTGGAGTAAAAAATACTGGGGTATTACCATCTGGTGGTGCTACTATAATAGACCTTGCATCTATGTCTAGTACGTCCTTTGGGATCACATCCACTGTCGCATTTACAGGCGTGAAGAATGTGACAGTGTATAACACTTCTACGGTACAAAACAGAGACATCAATATCAGAGCCACAGGCTCTAATGCTTTCACGAACCTATTCAATGGTGAGTCTGGCAATCTACTGATTAAACCATACTCAAGCTTCAGCTACAGCGACCCATACAGCTTGGCAGTAACTGGTTCACAAAAGAATATCAGCTTGTTCGACGTGAGTGGGTCTGGTGCCACTTACGAGATTTGTGTGTTGGGAAATATTGTTTAATATAAGGCATAAAATGAACGAACCACCCATTGATGGCGAAGAAGAAGTAGATTACATGCGAAGATGCATGAAGTCTTTTGGTGATCAAGACATAGACAATGAAGAAAAAGCCTCAATATGTCTAGCTTCTTTTAGGGGCGACTCTAAAGGCAGCAAGGACATACTCTCAAGAATAGATTTTCATCTCTGTTGTTCAAAATATCTAACAGATATTGAGACTGGCTACGAAGAAGAGCTTACCGAGGCCAACTTTTATATTCCAGAAGTTTCTGAATATGAGGACTTTGGCGAAGAAACAGAAGAGGTGTCTGCGTCTAGCTTGTGGGAGAATATAAGAAACAAGAAGAAAAAGCTTGGCAAAAATTATAAACCAGCAAAGCCCGGAGACAAGGATCGTCCTGATCCAAAGTCTTGGAAAAAGGCTCAGTCTGGAGAAGGCGAAATGGCCAAGGACCAGATAAAAAAGATGCACACTCAGTTGGTGTCTATTGTTAGCAAGATGGAAACAATGGACATTGAACTTGAAGAGTGGACCACTGACATGGTGTCAAAGGCAGAGATTTACATTCAAAACATCTTTGACTTTGTTGAATCTTATAGTGGAGAGTCTGATACATCGTACTCTTCTGAGTATCAAGGAAGAACTGTAACCCTCAACAAACCATTCAGAACTCCCAAAGGTCCCAAGAAGTTTTCTGTTTATACGAAAAACGAAAAGGGCAATGTAGTGAAGGTGAATTTCGGCGATCCGAACAGTACCATTAAGAAAAATATCCCAGAACGTCGGAAAAGTTTTAGAGCTAGACACAACTGCGACAATCCGGGGCCGAAATGGAAAAGTCGATACTGGAGCTGCAAGAACTGGTGACATTGCCCGAATCCGCAAGTTGCTCTTGACATCCTGACCTCCGAGGGCTATAATCCTCGGAGGTTATTTTGTTTAACGTCTAGATGGTGTACGCATGATGATTCTCCAGCTCAACCCGCCAATCCATGTGATGACCCCATTGGGCGAGGCATTTGCCAAGCTCGTGATCGACTATGGGCCTGATGTAAACCCAATCTTTGTGTGTGACATTTTCAAAGACAGGGCCTGCGTTAGCATCGATAGTGCCGAGATACGTTTCGGGGGCAACCCGATGTATGATTTGCAAGACCCAGAACCATTCAAGAGTTGGGCTGATTATCATGGAGAGAGAGATATGAAGAATCGCTGTGTTGAGACGATGACCAAGACCACATTCTACGGATACAACGTCCGGGTCTGGTCCAACTGTGAACAGCCAGACAGGGCTCTGGCAAACTTCATGGGACCAGACAAGAGGGTGGTTGAGGTCATCACTGAGGTGCTGGGGTTCGTGCTGCAAGTAGGTCTGACCGAGTCGCTTGAGTACCTGCGGGACGAGCTTGAGAAGCTGGACCACGTTGCTGCGTATGAGATCGTTGATTCAGAAGGCCAAGGGGTTGTAGTTTATCCGGATTGGAAGTAACTATGACTTATGAATATTTAGCTACTGTAATCTCGGTCTATGATGGTGATACGATCACAGTCTCAGTCGATCTCGGGTTCCATATCTCACAGACGATGTCGGTAAGACTCGCTAGAATCAACTCTCCTGAAGTCCGAGGGGTTTCTTCCACAGAGGGGCTAGAGGCAAGAGACTTTCTTAGGTCTATCCTGCCAGTCGGCACGAGGGTGACTCTTGTCACCCACAAAGATGGTCGAGAGAAGTATGGGCGATATTTGGCGGACGTTTACTTGAACGAACTGGAGTGTTGGTCCGAGCCAAACCTCTTCAAATGCGTTAACGATATGATGGTGGCTAAAGGGTTCGCTCAATTGAAGGAATACAAATGACAAATCACGTTGATGGTATTGTGTCTTTTATGCAGAAGGCTGGTCAGGCAACCCCAGAGAAGCTGACTGTTCCTTCAGAACAGGATCGAATGCTTCGAGCCAAGCTCATTATCGAAGAAGCCTTTGAACTGATCAATAAGGGTCTAGGAATTGAGGTCAGTAATTTTGGCCACTTTTTGAACCCGAATGATTTCAAATACATTATTACTGGAGAGGCCGATCCTGTTGAGTCTCTCGATGGGGCTGCTGACCTGTATTGGGTTGGTGTGGGCGGGGTTTCAGTCATCTTCGGGGCTCATCTGGACTCAGTCCTCGACGAGGTAGATCGAAGCAACCAGTCCAAGTTTATCGATGGGCATAGACGCGAAGACGGAAAATGGATTAAAGGTCCGTCGTACAGTCAAGCCGACATTAAATCTGTTCTTCGCGACCGTGTCCGCCCTGTCAGCCCATTGGGCGAAGGCTACTATGCCATGCCGCACGAATGTGGTGATAACGCTTGGTATATTGTTGATAAGGATTTCTGGCATAATCACCGCTATATTCCAGACTGGGAGATTTGCTTGAGGGTTCCGGGATTTGACGAAGGCTCAGAATCTTGCTATCACCCAGTCGATGATCGGGTTGGTAGTAACGAAGCTGAAAATATGCTGAAAGCCCTTGGTTTTACTATTTTGGACGAATAAGATGCTTCGCGTTGTGGGCGATGTTCACGGAAAGTTCAGTCAGTACCTGAAGATAGCAAAAAAGGCAGAGCACAGCCTTTGTCTGGGCGACTTTGGCTTCGCCGATAGCTGGAATAAGCTGCACTATTCGGGACTCAATCCTGAGTCCCATAAGGTGCTTGCTGGGAACCATGACCCGTATGATATGGCTCCTCAGAGCCTATTCTACCTTGGCGACTTCGGAGAAGCCACCATCGGCGGTGTAACCGCCTTCTTTATTAGGGGAGGCATCTCCATCGACCGCACCTACCGAGAGGCTGAGCGGATCAATAGGGGGCCTAGAACATGGTGGTCTCAGGAGGAACTCAACTTCGCCCAAATGATCGAGTGCATGAAGGCCTACCGGAAGGCGAAGCCCTCCATCGTGGTATCGCATGTGCCTGCGGCTAGTTTCGCTTCAATCATGTCCCCAGACGATAAGATTCTGACAGACTTCGGCTTTCATAAGGGGTTTAAGGAAGCCACCCAGCTATTGGGGGATGAGCTTTTAAAGATCCATAGACCGAAGATGTGGCTGTCTGGTCATTTTCACAAGTCCTTTCAGGATGAAATTGGTGGGACTAATTTTATTGGTCTTGCCGAGCTAGAATACGTAGATGTGTGCGTCTGCGGTGGGCTGCTTGAAAGAGTCGCTTCAAGTTTCCCATACTCTGAGAGTCATTTTCAGTGCAATTTATGTGATTCAACAGTTGGAGAATAGTATGCAAAGTGCAAAAAAGCAATACATTGAGAGTGTGGTTCCCACACTGACTCGTGAAGGAAAAACTCTTGACGAGGCAGTAGCTCACGCATCAGTGCTTTGGGAGAAAAGTATTGCTCTCGAATCGCAGCAGGCTCTTGAGGTATGTTCTGAGAGTAGCTTAGAATTTACAGCCGAAGTAACGAGCGATGGGTTCAAGACCGTCGTTCAGGAAGAAGACGTCTTTGAAGATATGACTTTTGCTCAAGCATTTGCAGCTCTAAAGTGCGAGCCCGGCAAGAGATACGAAATCGAGATTTCGGTTGAGGAAGTATAGGGCTTTGCCCATATCCTTTTTTTTAAGGCGAAGCCAAATGCAACGTAGATCTTTCCTAGCGGCTATCGCCGCCCTCCCCGTCTTTGGCCTATTCAAGAAGGCTCCCCGTGATCTGTCTATGTGGACGGACTACCCTGTAAAATTGACTGAGCCAGTTTGGATAGACCCGTTCATTGAGGTGAACCTCGATAATGGCTCAGTTATAATTGGAGATGTCACCTTCGATACGAACGTGCTAAGATCAAATCCAAAAACAATCCAAAAGATGCGTGAAGTACTAGCCGCTGGAGAGGGGACTATCTCTCTCATCTGGGGACCAGATGATGAGTGCCGTGACTATGTGAGAGTATCATATAGCAACTCATTTGATCATATTATTCCCGTTGAGGCCAAAGACTTTGATAAGTGGGAATTCTATACTGAGATAAAAAGAAACGCTCCTGATCAGAGGCTAGAGTTTTACCATATCGCCTACAAAGGCAAGCATAACTTGTTTGTTCGTACTTTTGAGACTACTCGCAGGGATAACTTGGTTATCTCAAAAGAGGCCATGGAAGATATTCTAAATTGGACACCTAGGAGCTAGCCATGAAGAGAAGATCCTTCTTGTCTTTCTTAGTCGCTCGACGAAGTCGAGGAAGAATTCAAGGGCGAATATGACCTATGTCCATTTTGTTCTGACGAAATTATCACTACTGAAAAGCTATTAATGTTCTCCGTTAAGAAGCTAGGAACTACACTTAAAAAGCTCACGAAAGAATACGAGAATGGTTGATATTGTACTGAAACAGGACATAGACGTTAGCCTCATTCAAAGCTGCGGCGGGGACCATATGGTTGTCGCTTCTGCCCGCGTCTCAACAAGTGGGGATGAATGTCTCAAGTACACGGATGCGGATTCTGCCGCCGAGAATGTTGGGGTTATCAACTACCTAATTAAGCATAGGCACGGAACCCCTTTTGAGCATAGCTCCATGACCTTCTATGTGAAGGCTCCGATCTTCGTATGGAGAGAGTGGCATCGTCATCGTATCGGCTTTAGTTACAATGAAGAGAGCGGACGCTACAAAACTCTCGATCCCGTATTTTATATTCCCAGTCCAGATAGGGCTATGTCAAAGATCGACAATTGGAAGGCTGGTAGGCCAAAGTTCCAACCAACAGACGCATCGATAAATAAGAAGGTCTGTGATAATCTTGAGAAGTCATATCGACTCTCCTACGACATGTACATGGACAATCTGGACTTGGGTATTGATCCGGGAGTGGCTAGAGCTTGCCTGCCGGTAGGCATCTATAGTGGTTGCTGGGTTACATGTAATCCTCGCTCCATTATGTCATTCCTATCTCTCCGAACCTACGAGCCAGAGAACGCATTATTCGTCAGCTATCCGCTCTATGAAATCGACATGGCGGCTAGAAGTTGCGAAAAGATCTTCGCTGAATACTGGCCCATCACCTACAAAGCTTTCTGCGACAACAAAAGAGTCGCACCATAAGGACGAAGTCATGCTCATAGATGTAATCAACGCCGATATTACTGCGGCTACAAGAAGCCGCAACCAACTTGCAAGCGACATCCTAAAGGTTGTTTTGGGCGAATGCCAAACTCGGAACAATTTCACTGACGATTTTATCGTCCGATATTGCCGCGAAATAGTCAAGGGCAATACCGAAACTATGAAATTTGGCGAGAGCGTCAAGCTCTCCCGCGAGAATGAGCTACTACGTAGTTATCTCCCGAAGGAAGTGAGTAAAGAAGAACTCATAGTCTATGCTGGCCAAATTTCTGGGGAAATTAAGGCTGCTCAAAGCGATAAGCATGCAATCGGGGTTCTGATTAAGTATGTGAAGTCGTTAGGGTTGCTTGCAAGCGGTGATGTATCTAAAGAAGTGATTTTACCAATTAGAAAAGAGCGAAACTCATGAAATTCGAAATTGTTATTAATAAAAATGGGGCATATTTCTTCCGTCTCGTCGCAGACAATGGGAATATCCTAGCATCGTCAGAGGCGTATTCCTCGAAGACAAAATGCGTACAAACAGTAAGAGCGATAGCCAAGGAATTCAGCCTTCAATACGATCCTAGAGGTCTGACAGCGGAGATTAGTTATGAATGATATGAAGCTTTGGATTCTGAAACCAGTCAAAACACTGAATAGCCCATGGGACCCATGGTATGATAAATGCTTCGGTATGGTAATACGTGCCGAGAGTGAAGAACTAGCTAGATCTTTGGCCTCAAGACATTGTGGGACTGAGGGATCAGAACCATGGCAGAATCCTATACAATCTTCCTGTGAGATCCTTGACAAAGAAGGGCCTGAAGTGGTTTTGATGCTTGATGTCGCTAATGCATAAGGTATATTGTTTGTGATTTACCTTCGGACAACGGCTATTGGATGTCCACCGGAAGAAATGTGGTCTATGGGCCTCCCCGGTTCCGGGGAAGAGTAGGCGTAGCTGGAAGTCGCGGGACCAGTGAAGAAGACGATCTATATGAGCGTATAGCGGAAAAGTCAGCAGCAAAGAACTGGCCATCTAAGTTGCCGGGTAATAAATTGATAGCCGTGGGGCGATCCGGAGCCTTCCGCCAATCACTGGGTTCACAAACAATTCCTTAGGGGCGTAGCATGATATTTCTGTTAGATATGGATGGGGTCATCTGCAACTTCGTAGATGGCCTCATTAGGTCTGCCAAGTGGACCCTTGAGCATGAGGATTGGGTCTCATGGAGCCACCACCAGACGTTCGGAATAACGGACGAGGAAATGTGGGCATTCACGAAGGAAGAGGGTTGGTGGGCTAACCTACCAGAGTATGGTTGGGCTTGGAGACTAGTACAAGCACTACAATCTCGTGGAGAGGTCATATTCTGTACCTCTCCTAGCCTAGATCATAAGTGCCCCGGAGAGAAAATCCAATGGCTTAGAAGTCGCAACTTTATGTCACATAAGAGAAACGACTTCCAGATTGGTCCACGAAAAGAGCTTATGGCTGGGTCTGGGGCTATCCTGATCGATGATTATGAGACTAACGTCTCTAAGTTCCGAGAGAATGGCGGGAGGGCTATTTTGTTTCCACAACCTTGGAACTATAATCGCTCGGTAAAAGAAGATAAGGTGGAGTTTGTCCTTAATGAGTTATCTGGTATATCGAGTTTATATTAGGATTTTGTGACTATGTCCAGTAAAAGAGAATGGGTAATAGAAGATGGAGTTTTTCCAGAGAATGAGCCCAAGATTAGGGATATCCTTGGCGACCGACTAATCTGGATGAATTATACTATCGACGGGCCGACGTACTCCAAGTCTCCTGTTACAGACTACATCTTCTACGGTTCTCCCATCACAGGTAGACGCCTACAGAAGGCTCAGGGCCCTAAGGCCCTATCTTGGCTCTATGATCGTGTGTATGACTGTAACTATTACCTCCCATACTTTCAGGGGTTAGCCCTAAACAATCCCCATATGTTTGTAGAATCGGGCACTTTGCCTTTACTGGCTGAGTTTCTGGGAAATCCAGAGTGGTTTATTAAGGAAAACTCCGGTTATAAGACCTTCACAGGGCTCGTATCCTCTGGCCCAATAGAGACTGGACTATTCTCGGATGACCTTCTTTTGCTTGCTCAGAAGAAGCCGATCGAAGCCGAGTGGAGATTCGTCATAAAGGAGGATTCTGTCTTGACTTACTCGGCCTGCGGAGATAATATGCAGTGCGAAAAGGAAGCTGAGGAATTCGCAAAAACCTGCCTTTCTACTGGGTACGATCCGGCCCCAATGTGGACTCTTGACATCTGTAGATCCGAAGGATCTTATAAGGTGCTAGAGGTTAATAGTTTGCTAAGTGCTGGCTGGTATGATTGCGATGTAAAAGCCATAGTGGAGGCTGTTGATGAATACAACTAGAATAGTAGTACTGGCTACTTTTGTAATTCTTGGAATCTATGATGCTTGGGTTTGTTCTGCTGGTAAGACGGACGCTTCTATCAGTCAGTTCATAGTAGACCTAGTGAACATTAGTCCAGTTGCCTATGGCGTTTTCTGTATTCTGTTAGGACATTTCGGATTCCCCATGGTTTCGAAATTTAAGAAGATCCCGCCGCCCGATTAGGGCGTATTAATCTATGCACCTCATTTTTCACTAGGGAATGACATGACCGAGATTCTGGTAAAAAAACGTAATGGTAAGATGGAGGATTTTGATGCGGAGAAGGTTAATAAGGTACTAGAGTGGGCATGTGAAGGTGTTTCAGACGTTAGCCCTAGTGATGTCGCGATGAATGCCAAGCTAAGCATCTCCAACAAAATCAAGACAAAAGACATACAGGAAGTCCTGATTCAGTCTGCTTACAATCTAATCAGCGAAGATTCTCCGAACTACCAGTTCGTTGCAGCACGCCTTAGGCTGTACGCCCTCCGTAAGGAAGTATGGGGAGGGAATTTGCCACCCCGCCTACTCGACCATCTAAAGAAGAACAAGAGGGTCTATGATGATGTACTCCTAGAGTCCTACTCGGAGTCAGAAATCCACAAGATTGACAAAATGATCAATCATGACAGGGATTTTCGTTTTACCCATGCGGGTATTCAGCAGATGATTGAGAAGTATTTGATCTGCGATCGTTCGACGAAGAAGATCTTTGAGACTCCCCAGTTTGCTTTTATGCTTATTCCTATGGTGCTTTACGCAGGTAGGGAAGACCGCATGGAGTTGATCAAGCAGGCGTATAACTACATCTCAAAGTTCAAGATTAACCTGCCAACTCCGGTCCTATCCGGCGTGCGATCCCGCACCAAATACTATAGCTCCTGTGTGCTAATCGATTGTGGCGATAGCCTAGACTCTATATTCACGTCCTCAATGGTGGCTGGTAAGTATACGGCTCGCAGGAGTGGAATCGGCATCAATATGGGCCGAATTCGAGCCAAGAATTGCCCGATTCGTGATAGTGAAGTAATCTCTACCGGGATTGTGCCGTTCCTCCGAGTCATGGAAAGTACGGTCAAATCAACCTCCCAAAATGGGACTAGGGGCGGTGGGGCGACAATATCAGTTCCTTGGTGGCATTATGAGATTGAAGATGTGGTTGTTCTGAAGAACAATCGTGGCACAGACGACAACCGAGTCAAAAAACTTGACTATTGCATTCAACTTGATAAAACCTTCTTTGATAGAGTAAGGAACGACGAAGACATCACCCTAGTCTGTCCACATGAGTCGGACCTATATCAGTATTGGGGGAGTAAAGAGTTTACTCAGAAATACGAAGAAGCTGAGGGGAAGTCTCTTAGACTAACGAAAACTATTAAGGCGAGAGATCTCCTATTCCTTATCGCTAAAGAGCGACTTGAAACTGGTCGAATCTACGTCATGTTCATGGACAGTTGTAATCAGTCATCTTGGGATGAGCTTATCCAGATGACAAATCTCTGCGTAGAGATCCTACAGCCCGTATCCCCCCTATCTTCTGTAGATAGCCAACATGGCAGAATTGGCATCTGTATTCTTTCTTCCATCAACCTAATCGAGACGAAGCACGCAGAAATTCCTAAGGTTTGCGAAACCATAGTCAGATTGTTGAACAGCCTCATTGATTACCAACTCTACCCATTTCCAGCCGCAGAACTCTTCTGTAAAAGAAAGAGATCTCTTGGAATCGGCATCACCAACTTTGCCGCTTGGCTGGCAGAGAATGGTATGAATCACGAGACTTTGGAGTCTATTGAGGCCTCTAACGACCTCATGGAATGCATTCAGTATAATCTTCTATTAGCTTCCTCGAAGCTGGCAGATGAAAACGGCCATGCCCCAGACTTCTATGCTTCGAAGTACTCACGCGGCTGGCTACCGATCGACAACCATTCATCTTTACCGGATGATCTTCAATTCCCGCTAAAACAGGACTGGGATTGGTTGCGATCAGAGATCGCCAGAACGGGATTATTCAACTGTACTCTCTCAACGATTATGCCCGCTGAAAGTTCGAGCGTTTTACACTCGTCCACTAATGGATTCGAGCCAATCAGAGCCTTGCTCACCGAGAAGATTGCTAAGAATGGCGTCAAGAAAGTGCTAACGCCTAACTACCCAAAGAATAAGAAGCAATATACTATCGCTTGGGATATGACTAGCAATCTAAATTGCATCAAGATGGCTGGAGCGTTTCAGAAGTGGGTTGACATGTCTATGAGCTTTAATACATACCTTAACTATAACCACTACGAGAACGGGGAAATCCCTATCTCTGTGGTAGTTCAGGATATTATTAATGCTTACAAGTACGGTCTTCGTACTATGTACTACAACAATACCCCAAACGATAACGAAGAGGCCGACACGTCATGTGCCGGTGGGAGCTGTTCGATATGAGAAGTGTTCTAAACACGATGGTGGTTGATACCACAAAACAGCCCATGTTCTTAGGAGAAGGACTATCCTTACAACGCTATGATAAATGCAAGTATGAGATCTTCCTGACCCTGTTCAAGAAGCAATTGGGATTTTTCTGGCGACCCGAAGAAATCTCTCTGTCCAAAGACATCGGGGACTATAAGCTACTTAGTGAGCACGAAAAATTCATCTTCACTTCGAATCTGAAGTTCCAAACGATGATGGATTCGGTGATCGCTCGGGCTATTCCGAACCTGACTCAGTATGTCAGTCTTCCAGAACTAGAAGCCTGTATGAATATCTGGGCGGCTTTTGAAACTCTGCACAGCTACTCATATAGTTACCTAATCAACAATGTCTACCCTAACCCATCAGAAGTCCTAGATGGGGTTCTTGAAGATGAGGAGATCGTTAAACGTGCGAATTCAGTGTCAAGTGCATTCGACGCACTCAACTTTGATTCTAGCAGTCGCCCACTGAAGGAAAGGATCTATTTGGGGCTCGTTAGCACTAACATTCTCGAAGCCGTCCGATTCTATGTCAGCTTTGCCTGTGCTCTGGCTTTCGAACAGAATAACAAAATGTGCGGTAATGCACAGATCATCAAGTTGATTCGTAACGACGAAGCCGTGCATATGTCCATTACCCAAACTATCTTACGACTAATGCGAGACCACGAGCAAGAAGGATTCCAAGAGGTGGCAGAAGCCTGTAAGGCCGAAGCCACCTCTATGTTCCTTGAGGCTGCTCAAGAAGAAAAAGCTTGGGCATCCTACCTATTCAAAGATGGCGGCATGATCGGGCTGAATGAAAAGATCATGCATCAATATATCGAATCTCTTGTCGATAAGAGACTTATTGGCGTAGGTCTTGAGAAACATTTTCACACGAAGAATCCAATTAGTTGGCTTGAAGCAGACAGTAAGGGCAAGCAGACTGCTCCACAGGAGCAGGAAATCATCTCTTACAAAATTGGGGCGTACAAAAACGATCTATCTAACGCGACACTGGAGTGGTAATGATAATTGACCATATTAATGACGAGCAGCTACTGTCGATTCTCTTGGAGAACCAATCCATCACCGATTACGAGATGGAGGGTCTTAGTGGCGAACTAATCACGCTCTACTGCATGGAAAAGCTTGGAGTAGATACGCCCTTTGCCGAAGTCTATAAAGAGATCTGTAGCTTGGTCACATCTCATATTACAGAGAATCTACTCAAAGATGGCCTCATAGAAGCAGAATTCGGAGAAGATGGTTTGACTTATCGAGCCACTCCAGACGGAGAAAAGATCGTTCAGATGTGCAAAGAATTTGGAGGGGATGATGACCAGACGAACTAAGCAAACTCCACACGTTGGTTCTAGCGTCCCGATGTCTAGATACAAGTTGATAAAGCCTAAGACGATTAATCAAAGAGACTATGTCTCTTCTATAATGGATAACGATGTTACAATTTGCTCTGGCCCAAGCGGCTCAGGCAAGTCTCTAGTAGCTTTGTCTACAGCTATCGCTAATCTAACAGATCCCACTACTCCCTACGCCCGGATCTATGTAACTAGACCCATGATATCAACCTCCACTAAGGACTTCCCGTGGATCAAGGGTAGCCTTATTGACAAGCTGAGACCTTGGTTCGCTCCTATCCTTGCCAATCTGGAAGAGCTTGTCGGGTCGAAGACTGAGCTAGAGAAATTAATCGAGTCAGAAACGATCTGTCTTCAGGCCATCGAGCTAATGAGAGGCTTCACATACAAGAATTGCTTTGTTCTTGTCACAGAGGCCCAGAATATGACAGTCCCGCAGGCGGTAATGGCTATTACTCGACTCGGCGAGAACTGTAGAATGGTGTTCGAGGGAGATACAGATCAGAAAGACCTTCGAGGAGAAGAGAGCGGCCTGTCGTACCTAAAGAGAAAACTACAACATAGAGAAGATCTTTGCGGCATGGTCGAACTTGACGCTACAGATATCCTGAGACATCCTCTGATTGGTCAGATCCTAGAACAACTTGACTATCGGGGGCTTGGATCATACTAGGAGCTACGAATGATATTCCGACTATTCCAGAACGGCGATCCTATTCGTACTAGATCTAACAAAGACAATATCTACACCACAATTGAGGGTGCTAAAATTGGACTTAAGCAGTATCTGACGTATGCCAATAGAAAGATACGCCAGAAACATCTACAGATTAAGGCTGACGATTGTTCGATCGTTGGCTTTGATTTAGTAGAAAAGACTAGGTATTTCCTATGAGGTTTTTGATTCTCTTCATATGTTTGGTATGTGTTTACGATATTTATTGTACTGTGAAGTATCAGGACTTTATCGGAGACCACGAGCGTAACTTAATAGCCAGAATGCTGATAATAAAGACCCACGAAATAGATTACATCTACAACGATCCAGTCTCAAATAAGTCTAGATTGTTTCACACTACCACAGTGGATGTGTCATTGCTGGTCGCTTTTAAATGTCTTGGGCTTCTGGCCGCTGCGGATATACTAGAATGGGTCTATAGATTCAATACTCCGGCGAGTCGGAGCATCATTTATATCGTAACCATGATCCAAGCCGCCCTTCTCATTTACCTGACTGCCGCCTGATGCCAATATACGAATACAAGTGCAATAAGTGTGAACACCAATTCGAAATTGTGCAGGGCGTAAAAGACCCGGTAAAAAAGAAGTGTTCAGAGTGTAAGGGGTTTGGGCTGGAGCGGCTATTGTTTCCCGCTATGGGCTGCGTCAAAGAGATCCGGACTCTGGGACAACTTGCTGAGAAGAACACAAAAATGGCTGGCTCTAAGCTGGATACACCAGAGATGTCTAAGGCTCTAAAGACTAAGGCCAAGGCGAGAGAAATCAATGAGATTAACAGAATGTCTGTTAGTCAACAGAAGAAATTCATAGAGGGCAAATAATGACCAAGTTTATCAGTGATCCATCAGAAATTGACCGAACTGTTATCGTCACTAAATACTATGGTCAGGCTGGCAAAGAGTGCGATGCAGAGAAAGCTATACTTATTGCCACCGGCTCTGATGACAAAGAGACGTATCGTGCTCTAATTCACAATGGCACCATCTACGATCCCACATCTATTAGATTCCCACGCGACAAACAGTATCAGGTCGTAACCAAGGCCTGTTTTGACAAGTATCTACATTCTCTAACTACAGGCGATTACGCAGATTATGAAAAAGCAGCCCGCGAGTACCGCAAGCTTAAGTAAGATTCAAAAGTTCTACATTGCACATCATAGGTCTAGAGACCCTAAGGCTCTGTCAGTAGATGTAGGCTGCACCATCAAGTTGGTCAGGGCATTTCTTCTGTCTTTAGACAAGAGAGACGCCAAGAAAGAGGCCGAAGCAAAAGAGGCTGAAGCCAACAAGCCACCAGATCGTGGTATTCAACCGGTTAAGACTGACGACCTGATGATGAAGAATAAGAAGAGGGGCATAGTCGTGATGACTCAGGCCGCTTCTGAACTTGGTGATGCGACCCGTTCAAATCGAATGTCTCCCAGATTGGCCCAAAATGTCCAAAAGATACGACCAGAGTGATTTGCGACCATTTCAGTCTATGTATAAAGAAGGCTGTGTCACAGTCGACAATTACATAGCTGAGATGATCTTCAAGAGACGTGCGGAGTTCAGCAAAGAAGCACTTCCGCAAGCATTCTGGAATAATCCTAAATACAAGGGGACGTACCTAAAAGAGATTATTGGGATCAATAGACTCCTTGAGAGGGTATGCTCCTCTTGCATCATTAAGGCTTTTAGTAAGACCAATGCCTGCTCTATCACCAATCCGGCACTAGTCAGCTTGGCTGAGAAGTACCAGCAAGAGATGGAAGACGTCAGAAAAGTGGTCACTAAAACCGAGGAGAAGACAGTAGAGGCTCCTCAGAAGCCGTTCGGAAAAGTAAATAGATTGAGTGAATTATGAGTGTTACTCAGAAAGATCTATTTGGCCTATTGCTAGAGAACGCCGAGAACGGACAGGTTCAGATAAAGAGTATTAGCTCTGATACTCATATATTCACAGACTTGGTCGGAGATGGTCGTGGAAACTTATTTGCGACACCCTTCAGACCTGATCATGTGGAGCTAAATATCTCTATCAAAATGAAGAGAGATATGTATTTACAAATTAGTGATTTACTTTCTAAGGTTATGGCGTAACATGGCGAAAAAAGCAAAGAGTGAAGAAGTAGATTCTGGTGATCTTGGTATGGCCGCCATAAAGAAGAAGTATGGAGACATAGTTCGTCGTGGGTCTACTATTTTCGAAGAAAAGTCTAACAAGAAGTGCATCAGCATAAGCCCTGCGTATGATTATGCTCTTAACGGTGGCATTCTCGAAGGTAGTTGGACCGTTATTTCTGGCGTAGAAAAATGCGGCAAGTCTTCTCTATGTCTTCAGACAATTGCTAACGGTCAATTACAAGGCCGCAAAGGAATATATGCTGACGCAGAAAGCCGTATTAAGTCTTACAACCTATCAGGAATACATGACCTAAATCAGGATGAACTAGAAATTATTAGTGGTAAAAAGGAAGATTTGTCAGCAGAAGATATTCTAAATACAGTCAATGACATGATAAGGCTACCAAAATTTCATGGGTCAGTTGTGGTTATTGACTCAACCTCTTCTCTACTACCAAGAGATGAGATGGACGCAGAAGTCTCATCTAAACTTAGAGCCCAACTACCAAAATTACTATCCCACTGGATCAAGAAGAATGCACAAGTTGTAGTACGTAACGACATCTTGATGATCCTGATCACCCACTATATCACTAATACTAGCGGATACGGTAAGCATAAGCTTGCAGATTGTGGAGTGATGGTACAATATCAGGCCGATAATAGGCTAAATTTTACCCATGTAGAACCTTGGGAAGAAGCCGGTAAAAAGATAGGCCAGAAGACATCGTGCGACATTAGTTGTTCAGCCATGGGAGCTAGTGGAAAAACCGCTACTTCATATCTCAGATTCGGTCACGGGATAGACTTTACGCAGGAATGCGTAGAGCTATGCGAGCAATTCTGTTTGCTGGACAAGAGCGGATCTTGGTATACGATTCCATGCTTTGCGCGTAATCCAGAACTTGCAGAGTTTGCGACTCAAAGCTTTCAGGGCAAGAGTAAGATATACGAGTTCATCTCATCGAACTCGGTAGCTGGAGATTTTCTCAAGAAGGAGCTTGCATCATTGCTCGCATCGTGATAGGACTGGATGGAAAGCAGCATAAGCTTATTCTCCAGTCCACCAAACGGAAGACTAGGGCCAAGTCAGCCCCTCACCAAAAAGCCCTTTCTCTTTTACTGGAGATTCTTCCCGGTGCCGTCATCTTTGAAGAGGTGACACTGCCGGGCTGTGGGCTATATCTGGATATATTCCTTCCCTCGATGTCTTTAGCTGTTGAAGTGCATGGCAGACAGCATTACGAGTTTATCCCGTTCTTTCATAAGACTAAGGCCGACTTCTTTCTTGCCAAAAAGAGAGACAGGGACAAAGCGGAATGGTGCTCAATTAACGATATAGCCTTAGTATCCTTACCACACGACGAGGAGGACAAATGGAAGACCTTAATAAGTTCGGCGATATTACAGGACTGAATGACTTAACTTCGTTCATCGACCGGTACTGCATGGAGTTTATGACTCCTGACTGCAAATTCGACCCAGTTATTCAATCAATCATGGATCTTCCATATGAAGATTTGATCTCGCTGTCGTCTGACGAAGCCTATGCAAATTCTTTCAAGCTACATTCTTATTGTGTGTATATCCGGAAGGAGATGGACAAGTGCCTAGCGAAGCGACTATGGTGCGAAGAGACTCTGAATAATATGGTTGCCAAAAACTGGAAGAACCATTCAGAGTATATGAAGTATGAGGTTAAGAGACAGGCAGTCATAGCCGAAGATACTTTTGCAACAAAAGTGGAGAAGATGAGGATTTATCTAAACGGGGCGATCTCCCAGTCAGACAACAAACTTGATTCAGTAAAGAGAATGGCAGACATCCTTCAAGACATTGGAAAGAAGAGATCATATGATCGGTAATTTGAAGCTAGCGATAGATCGTAAAGACTGGGGATTGGTAGTAGAGTTTTACAGACAGCTCACCGGGACTCTTTCGCCAGTAGTTGTAGATACCGCCGTGGTTAAGCCGACACCAAAGGCCAAAAGGCCTCCAGAGCCCGCGAAGAAGGCGGCAGACGACTTTACGATGAGGCCATCTAAGGCTGTGGCTAGGCGAGATGTGAAGACCGTTGAGGAGCCAAAGCAGAAGCCCAAAGGTCGAAAGACAAAACAGCCGGTAAAAGCGAAACAGACTAAGTTCGTGGATACTGGAGAGCAACTCGAAGAAGTTGGTGCCGATAAGATCAATGATCAGATTACGCCAACCCCGAGAACAAGGAAGCCATTTAAGCTCCTCAAGATGACATGCATCACCTGTAAAGCGGTGGACGAAGTTAATCCCATCTTCAAAAGGGACCCCGAGATGTATAAGTGCAACAGTTGTCTTTCAAAGGGAAAAATTAATGGACCTGAGTAATGTCGCTAGTGAACGGGCCGTACTAGCTGGTATATGCTCGCATGGAATTGATTGCTATTTAGATGTAGAACCATTTCTTGAGGAAGGAACCTTCACTGTCGATTTCAATAAGGTTATGTACAAGTGCATCAAGCACGTAGTTAACAAGATTGACAAGGTCGACTTTGTGTCGCTGCTTTCGGCGGCAACTGATCTGTCGTTGGGGGACTATGTAAATAAGCCCGATGTTTTGAAACACTTTAACGGGGTTCTTGCTACTCCAGTAGAGTGCTCAAGCGTAACTGGACATGCCAAGAAGATCAGACGACTGCAATTCGCCAGACACTTGCAGGACACCATCAAGGAGGCCTATAAGGGACTCAATGACGTATCAGGAGAGGAATCCCTATCAGACATAGTAGCCCTCGTAGATGCCCCACTACAGAACGCCTCCACGTCGTATCTGAAGAAGGATGAGAATCGCCCAAAACTTCTCGGCGATGCGGGCATGGACTACTTTGATTACTTAATGTCTGATGAGATTAAGCAGATAGGTGTTCCTAGTGGGTTCCCATCATATGATGAAGCTATTGGTGGTGGATTCCTTAGGAAGTGTGTAGACTTGGTCGGGGCAAGGACTAAAGGCGGGAAGAGTATTTTCTGCGAAAATGTATCTCTTCATGTTGCGGGCAAATTAGGTATTCCGGTTTTAGTACTAGATACCGAAATGTCCGAACTAGACCATATGAATAGATCTTGGGCAAATCTATCTGGAATACCGATCAATACCATCAAGAAAGGGGAGTTTAAAACTGATCCTCTATCTATTGACTCGGTAAGATCTGCTAGAGATTCACTTAAAGGAATGCCGTATCACTACATCAATGTTTCCGGTAAGGGGTTTGATGAGATCCTATCTATTGCGAGGCGATGGGTTCTTAAAGAAGTTGGGTTTGAACCTACTGGGAGAACTAAAGACTGCTTAATCATCTATGACTATTTCAAACTGATGGACTCTTCAGGTCTCTCTGAGAACATAGCAGAATTCCAAGCTATGGGCTTTCAAGCAACGAAGTTACATAACTTCTGCGTCGAATATGACGTTCCATGCCTGTCGTTTGTCCAATTGAACAGGGATGGCATAGAGAAAGAGTCTGCCGATGTAATCTCCCAATCTGACAGAATTGGCTGGCTCTGTACTTCGTTCACCATCCTAAAGGCCAAATCCACAGAAGAGATTGCTGACGATGGTCCTAAAAATGGCAACAGAAAGCTAGTGCCAGTACTCTCTCGCCATGGTCCGGGCATGACCGACGATGGGTATATCTGTCTCGATATGCGTGGCGAACTAGCAAGGATGAAAGAAATTGGAACTGTTAGACGACTTTCTAAAAACAAAGAATTCCCAGAAAGACCTCCAGAATCTGAAAGCGAGGCTTAAGGCTAAGATCCCTGTAATTCTTGACTTCTTCGGAGTCCGGACATACAGATCTGGCCAATTGTTGGTGTGCAACTGCCCAATTCACGCTGGAGATAATGCTACCGCGTTCAATGTGAACGCGGACACCTCGTCTGAGTTCTGTGGTAGATGGTTCTGCAACACAGCAGGATGTCATAAGAAGTATGGTGGCGACATTCTGGGCCTCCTGAGAGGGTTGGCCGAAATAAAAGGCGACGTCTCTTTTACTGATGTCCTGAATCTTGCCTCATCTCTATGTGGAACGGAACAGATTGACTATGTCTCCGATGCCTTTAATGACTTAATGCTCAGAGACAAGGTAAAACCATCTGGTCCAAGTCGAGCAGAAGTAAGGAGTAAGCTTATCCGGCCAGTTGAATTCTATCTGAAGAGAGGATTTTCTGAAAAGATCCTTGACGAATTTGATGTCGGGATTTGTTTAGATCCAACTAAGGAAATGTATAACCGTGTTGTGTTTCCGGTATACGACCCTAATGGGAACCATTTGATTGGATGTGTTGGAAGGACCATCACTAACGATCCAGTAAAATGGAAGAACCAGAAGGGTTTTAAGAAATCTAAGCACCTCTATGGGTATTGGCTAGCTTTTCAGGCCATTTGTCAGACGGGCAAGATTATACTAGTAGAGGGCCAAGGTGACGTGATCAGATTCCACGAGGCCGGGATAAGAAACGTCGTCGGGATTTTCGGAAGTAGTTTGTCAGATTGCCAAGAATTATTGTTACAGAAGACTGGTGCTGCGAACATAATAACAGTACTCGATAGAGACGAAGCTGGCGACAAATGCAGAGAAGACTGTAACAAACTGAGTCGCCTATTTAATGTGAGGCACGTTGTGCCTCTGGTAGACGATGTTGGCGAAATGACCGTAGAAGAAGTTCAAGGATTAAAGCTATGACTCAGATTGTTTGTTTGGCTGGATCTAAAGAGAGTGGTAAGACGACGTCCGCTAATTTTCTCCATGGACATTTGCTTAAGCTTAATGAGGTGATCAGGGAATATGAGATTACCAAGGAAGGTGAGCTTAAGGTAAACACCCACTACATGAAGGATGGGGAAGTCAAAGAGGACATGGGAGTCCTTGACCTATCCCGTAAGGACGATCTATACGTCCAATATGCCGATCAGATGATCTGGCCCTATGTGAAGATGTATAACTTTGCTGATGCACTGAAAGAACTCTGCATCACCATGTTCGATATTTCCCATGAGCAGGCCTATGGCAACTACAAGAATAGTCTGACTAAGCTGAAGTGGGAGAATATGCCGGGGGTTATTACCCCCAGAGATGCTGAAAACTTCCTGTCTAAAATGGGATATAGTCCAGAGCCAGAGATTCTTTCTGAAATTTTCGATGGCATCGCCATCATCCATAAGCCCGGCTTTATGACGGCTCGCGAAGTTCTCCAGTTCGTCGGCACGGACATCTTCCGCCGCATGTACGAGCCAGTGTGGGTTAATCTGCTGATGAATAAGATCAAAATGGACTCTCCATTGGTCGCGGTTATCGCCGACTGCCGCTTCGATAACGAGGCACGGGCAATAAAAGACGAAGGTGGCACTATCGTGCGACTAACACGACGCCCGACAAGAGACAATCATCCATCCGAAGACGGATTTAAGGATTTCTCAGATTTCGATCTAGTTTTAGATAACGAAAAACTCGACATCAAATCTGCAAATCAACAACTGCTGGATTTCTTGATCCAGAAGGGTGTAAGCGAGTTCGTTAATAAGGCAGAATGAGGTGCTTCGCACCTCTAGGAGATGCTATGATTTTGACCTACCTACGCTCTAGTTCGATTGGCACTTATGCAATGTGCCCCCAGAAGTACTTATTCACATACCTTTTAGGTATGAAAGATAAGGATAATGGTAAGGCCATAATGGGCAGTACCATGCATAAAAATCTTGAACTATTGGGCAAGCAGAAAATAGCACAGCAGAATAAAAAGAGAAGTTTTGTCGATGAAGAATTTGGCAAGATAAATTTCTCTAAGTGTTCAATCGAGTATTTCAATGAGTTATCCCACTCATATTATGAGAAGCTCTTTCCGGGTATAATGCCCAAAAACTCTAAGAAGATAACATTAGAGTGGACTCATCTAGCCGTCACGAAAATGGATGGAGAGATGAATCCCCTAAATCAAAATGTTCATGCTGTAGAAGAGTTTTTTGAGGTTGAAGTGCCCCATGAATGGGCAAATTATTCATACAGGGTCGGGGATGAGGTTATTGAGGGGCGATTAGGACTCAAGGGCACAGTGGACTTGATCCTAAAGGAAGATGATGTCTTCTTTCACGTAGTAGATTATAAATCTGGCAGAAGATACAACTGGGCAACTGACACAGTAAAGACCTATGACTGCCTATCTGAGGATAAGCAATTATTACTTTACTACTATGCCTTACGGCTAAAGTATCCAGATAAACACTTCTACATCTCTATCTATTATACAAACGACTATACCATCGACAAAGTTTTTGTCCCCGGCGGGGTATTCACTTTTGCCTTTGACGATAAAGATTTCAAAAAAGCCGAAGGCATGATTCGGGAGCAGTTCGAGACTATCAGGGATGATAAGTTCCCCAGAGTCATAAGCAAAACCTGCAACCATTTCAAGTGTAAGTATCTCTGTGCATTTTCCCAAATCATCCCAGAGATTTCCCCAGATGTACCAGCCTGCATCTTTATGCGTAGCGAAATAGAGCGGATTGGGCTGGACGCAGTTACTGAGAAGTATGCCGACTTGAGTCGCATGAAGGTGTACTCTGGGGGCGGCAGGCAGGACGTAATTTTAGAACCAAAAGAATAAGGAGTAGTACAATTAACTACGAAAATTTTATTTGCTACGATTTAGAAACATCAGGAATAGATACTAATACGGCACAGATAGTACAAATTGGTGCTGTATGTATTGACTCTAGGAGATTAGAGATCATTGAAGGAAGTGAATTCGACGTACTAATCAAGCCATTATACGGAGAGGAGTGTGCTAAAGCTGGACTACAAGAGTTAACTGACGGAGCCATTAATATCCATAAGAAGGGTCATGCCCTTTTAGCAGAGAAGGGTGTGACATTAGAAACAGGAATTTCTAATTTTGTGTCATACGTAAATACACACAACTACGGAAAGACAAAGTGGAAAAGTCCTATTCCGGCAGGCTATAACATCAACAACTACGATACCCCAATTCTTAAAAGGGATTTAGCTAGAACTGGGCTATCTAGTCCATTTCATCCATCTATATCGATAGATGTTCTCCAATTAATGTTCCTCTTTTTCGAAAATAATAAAGATGTCACCCGCCTATCCGCCGACTCCCTAATCCGTAAGCACATGGGATGGAAAGATAAGGGAGAGTCACACGACGCTCTTGGGGACGTTATTATGACAGCAGAAGTCCTGATCAAGTCAATGCGACTAATCCGCAAGGCCGTAGGCACCGTCAAATTCGAGAACTGTTTCTCTGTTTAGCTTAGGGAAACCCGTGGAAAACATAACCAAATACGAAGCTCTCATAGCCGATCTAGCTCATACCCTGTACAGAAAGACTCACCTATATGACTTTGAAGATCTTTTTCAGATAGGGCTACAATCGGCTGTGAGGCTTCAGAAATCTTTCAATCCTGAAAAATCACAACTTTCTACCTTCTACACCCTATGTGTCAGAAGAGATATGGTCAAATTTATCAAAAGGCACAATAGGCTATTCGCGGATGTGCCACAGTATAAAGATTCTCCAGTATCACTATCGAATGAAGTATGGGAAAGTTTGCCCGACTTAGACCCAGAAGATACAGAGATGGTAAGAATGCTCGTAGCAGGCCACAGTAAAAGAGAAATAGCCAAAAGATTGTGTCTGCCTATGCCGGAATTGCAGGCCAGACTGAACAAAATAGGAGAGTCAATTGCTTAAGAAAGTTCTGGTCGGTTCGGAAGCCTCATACCTAAATACTGGCTATGCCTCATATGGTAGAGAACTCATTAAGAGACTTATCGCCACTGGCAAATATGACGTGGCTGAGATTTCCTGTTACGGATCGGCAGATGACGAACGTCGCAAGGAAATCCCATGGAAGAACTATCCAATCGCTCCCAGTAAAAGTGATTCTGATGATGTTAAGAAGCTCTATGGGTCGAATCCTGCCAACCAATTTGGGGCATGGAGATTTGAGCGAATCTGCTTAGATTTTAAGCCCGATTGCGTGATCATGCAGAAAGATCCATGGATGGACTCGTGGGTTAAGCATTCTCCATTTCGGCCATTCTTCTCGTGGTTGTGGGCTAGTACTGTAGACAGTGCCCCTCAGAATCCTGAATGGATAAATCAGTTCGCTGACGCTGACTATTTTTATACCCTATCTGAATGGGCCGAGGGCATAATCAAAGAGCAAGCTGGCGATTCTGTAAATCTGGTTGACTCCGTCACTATGTGTGCCGCAGACGAATTCAAGCCAGTCCCTAATAAGGTCGCCCATAAGCTCTCCATGGGCCTTGATCCCGACTGGAAGATTATTGGCACCGTCATGAGGAATCAGAGACGAAAGCTCTTCCCTGACCTATTTGAGGCCTTTGCCCTATATCTTGCGTACACCGGGGATGAAAAGACATATCTCTATTGCCATACATCCTACCCAGATAATGGATGGGATCTAGCTCAATTGCTGATGAAGTGGGGAATTTCTTCTAGAGTCCTGTTCACCTATACATGCGAACAGTGTGGCAATATCTCAATCAGCAAGTTCAGCGATAGCATAAAGCAATGCAAAAAGTGCAAGGCGTATGCGGCCAAGCTTGCCAGCGTTAGTAGTGGTGCTACTACTGAGGAATTGGCCAAGGTGTACAACACATTTGACCTGTATGTACAATACTCAAATAGCGAGGGTATGGGCATCGGCCAGCTAGAAGCAGCAGCATGCGGCGTTCCAATCATGTCAACAGACTATTCCGCTATGGAGTCTATCGTAAGGAAGCTTGATGGATATCCAATGCCCCTTAAGACTAAAGTCCTAGAACTAGAGACTGGCTGCTATAGAGCCATTCCAGACATAGAAGAAGTCGTCAGCTACTGGCGGGAGTTTTTCTCTTTACCGGAAGATGCTAGATTGGCCAAAGGTCACGAAGCTAGATTAGCCTATGAGAAGAATTTTGACTGGGACACAGTGGTAGCCAAATGGATGAAGTCGCTGGATGCTTCTCCACCGAGCAAATGGGATGCACATCTGCGACAGGTTAAGATCCCCACAAACGAGCAAATTCCCAACTTCAACAATAATAAGTCCTTCTTGGATTGGGCGATTGGAACGTTCCTGCCGCACTCTGATATGATTAACTCCTTTGAGGCTAACTGCCTCTTGAGGGATCTAAATTTTCAGACATTTAAACCTAACCCATGTGGTTATTTTTATTCAGAGAACTCATATTTTGACAGGGTCAATTTTGTTCCCTTCTCGCGTGATAATGTGCTGAATATGCTAAAGGCTAAAGCAGACATTTTTAACTTTTGGGAAAAGGCCAGAGTAGGCAATACCGTACTGCAAATGGAGGATTGGCTCAGTGATTAGTACCACATGTAAAGATTGTGTCTTCAAAGAGATGCACGGCAAGGTCCAGACTGGTTGCTCCTTAGGGATTCTAGACCGGTTCGAGGAAGCTGGTGCCGAAATAACTCTTCATTGTGACGAGGGTGTCGCCTATAAAAAGGTAGACAGAGTCTGTATGTATCGGAGGCCCGATTGGGACTGGAACTCGAACATTTATGACGAAGTCTTCATTAGGAGCACAATAGTGGTTCTTCACTCAAGTGGGGACGATCTAAAGGAGACTCTCAAAAGTGTCGCCGCTCTTGACACTCCCAAGCCCCCTAATGTAGTTGTTGGCCATACTACTGACAACCTATCTGAGATATATAAGACTGGGACTTCGATCATATCGCCTAAGAGATTCTCTTGCGTTTATATGGTCGAGTCTACCTATGATGGGGCTACCCAAGATGAGGCTTTCAAGAGATGTAAGAACGGCTGGATCTTTTTCGTCAAATCCGGCACCGTCCTCGACAAAGATACACTTAAGGTCCTCAACCACTCGGTTAACTACACCATGAACAACAATCTAGCCACTACTGGCATAGAATGTTATATGGCTCTTGCTTACAAGGTACTTCATGGGCATAGAGGACTCATGCTAGAAACCCTATCTCAAATTCCAAAGGCAGTAATAGGCTGGGACAAACTAAATGAAGATTATCGGCTATACATTGAAAGACAATCCACCGAAATCAAGCCCATTCGTCGACGAAGTGGTAAAACTGACTAAGTATTCCGATCTGGATTCTGATTATGCCATTGATATCACGGTTGGTTACTTGGCGGAAGATCCACGACCATGGATGGAAGATGCAGGGGCATACTATGGGGATTATTATGACCTAAATGGTACTTACTCTCTCCACAGTATGTTCCCGTCTATCAGAACTACTTATCCGGGAATCGTATACAAGACTTCCCTGTTAGTCGACTGCAAGACTGATAACCCACTACAGGAGATAGCTAAGCACAGCATCATCTCTTATATCCCCCGCCCAATATTTAAGATGTTTGCATGAGTACTTACATACTATTGTCAGCAGGATCTGGTAGAGCGATGCAAACGAAAGGGGCCAAATCCCTTTTATTGCATGATGGCCTGTCCGTAATCGATCATCAGATTAAAACCATTCTGTCTGTAGACAAGAAAGCAGACATACTCGTCGTTACAGGTGTTGGGCATGACAAGATAGTTAAGCATGTCCATAATAAGCACTACGACATTAGACTTTTGTTCAATTACAACTACAAGTTGACTAGTCAGACAGAAAGTCTGAGATTGGCTCTAAATGCGGCAAGGTATGATTCCCTATATATCATACATGGAGACATCATCTTTAATGAAATGGCCATTTCTGCTAATCCGGCAGAAACCGCAGTCATGCTCGATTGCGGTAAAGAAGATAAGAGGAGTGTTGGGGTTGCCTATAATGGGGACAATTTAATCAACATGTCTTACGGCCTAGAAGACAAATGGGCACAGATTGCTCATATATCAAAGAAGGATTCTGTTGTCGCCAAGACAGTTATTAACTCCTTCAAAAACAATAAGATGACGTTTGAATATATCAACATGCTTTTGAAGTACATAAAATTCTCCATCCTGTACGACGGAATCAAAACCGTAGAAATCACGAAGAACTATGAAGAGCTTAGTAATAACCCAAAGAAGTGATTTCCGGATTCATTCTCTAGTCTCTCCACTTAAGGCGATCATGGAAGTAGGGTTTATCCCTACGCACGACCATGCCTCTGTAGAGTCTTTTGGTGCCGACCTCATTTTTACTGATGAGATTGGGAAGTATCCAGATGGATTCGACCTGTTACAGATCTCTAAACTAGACCCGTTCATAAATCTACTGAGTTACTCTGAGCCTTCTCTATGCAGCAAGTACGAATCAGATATCTCTTACATTGGGCCTGTATCGGACCTCGAATCTTCGATGTTAGACCTGTTCAGAATGGGCTATAACGTTAAGAATTTCTACGGGGCTCCATCCCTGCTCCCCTGCTATAGTGGCTCTATCAGTATGAATGACTGCTGGAACGTTTACAAGAATGCCAAGGTTAGTCCTGTCCCACGATCCGATATGGGCTATCGAGAGCTAGACATTATCGCTTCTGATGGAAATCCTCTTAAGTACACTCACAGGGATGAGTTTATCGCTGAGGCCCTCAAGGGCGTATCTGGGAAAAAGTTCAAGGTAAATACTACTAAGAAAGCCATTTTCGGCCTGAACACCAATTTTGATAGACTATCAGCTATAGTAGAGAAAATGGGCTTTTCTGCGATAGCGAAGAAGATCAAACAGGAGAAAGCATGCTTGGTTTAATAGTCTCAGACACAAATTTTTCTGAAAAATCGTTGATGGTTTTTGAAGAGCTAAACGAGAAAGTGAAAGGGCTTGGAGAGTACTCCTTATTCTATGTAAATCTTAGCTCCCAGATGGCACATGCAGATTTTTCCATAATGAATATTACTGAGATAAGTAATGCATGTGGGTGGAAGCTCATCGCGACGTGCCCGATGTCTGCTGATATCCTCAAAAAGGCGGCAGTAAGAGCCAAAAAGGCGTATTATTTAATGGATCTTGAATTTTTAATGAGGCCGTATGACTTCAATAAGATGTACGAGATTCTGTCTGGCCTGACTCTCATTGTTAGATCAGAGTGGCACCAAAAATTCATCAAGAATTTGTTCAATCTAGAATCTCTAGTACTACCGTTTAAACTGGACCTAATATGCAATACGCTGTCGTAAATGGAGCAAAGCTCCGTCATGCTTATCTCGAAGAACTCAAATCTGTACCCGTTATCGCAAGAGAAATGGGAACGAACGAAACCAAGATCCGAAGAGCCCTGAAGTTCTTAGGAGTGGCAATCAGGTCATACGCCGAAGCACAGAGTGTAGCTATCTCCCAAGGGTTGGCAAAGCATCCCACGAAAGGGAAAAAACTATCTAAGGAAACGATTAATAATATCTCCGCAAAGAGATCACAAGCTTGGATTGACCTCCCGGAAGAGGACAAGCAGAAGTTCCGAGATGTCAAAAAGGAACAGTGGAACAATATGACCGAGTCCGCAAAGAGCAATCTAAGATCCGCAGCCTATGCTGCAATTCGAGAATCTGCAGAGATTGGTTCTAAGACCGAGAGATATGTTTCTGCTGCTCTGGAAGAAGAAGGTTATGGCGTGATCATTCATGCCAGAAATCTCATACAAAGTCAGGCTCTTGAGGTTGACATGTTCGTCCCTGACCTTAAAACTGCTATTGAGATCGATGGTCCGTCGCATTTCGAGCCGGTCTGGGGAGCGGATCGTTTAAAGAAGCAGCAATCCGCCGACGCCGCTAAGCAGGGACTGCTACTTAACAACGGATATGTCCTGATGAGAGTAATTCAAAGAGATAAAAGTATGTCTGTTAAAAGAATGAAAGATGTTTTTGACTTAGTTCTGTCGGAACTAAGAAAAATTGAGGCCGAGTTCCCCCCAATTAGTAAAAGACTCATAGAGCTTGAGGTCAAAGATGGTGTTACTAGGAGACTATAATGCTTGAACTTATTGGGGAGAAGTTTGGAATCCCAAATAAGAAGGGAAGAAGCATCTTACATATCAGATGCAAATGTATTTGTGGCAAGGTCATGATCCGCCAGTATTGGAGTGCTCTTAAAAATAGATCTTGTGGTTGTCTGGCGAGGCAAGCAACAAGGGATAGGTTGTCCACGCATGGCCTATCTAAGACTAATACCTATACCATCTGGTACGGTATGATCAGGAGATGTTGTGATAAGAAGCACAAAGACTACAAGAATTATGGCCTTAGGGGAATCTCTGTGTCTGAGGAATGGAGAAATTCCTTTGAGACTTTTTTAGCGGACATGGGGGAGAGACCAGAGGGATTATCCTTGGATAGAATTGATGTATTCGGAGATTATTCTAAGGACAATTGCAGATGGGCAACCGACAAAGAGCAATGTAGGAATAAGAAAAGTAATAGAATTCTCACGATAGGTGGAGTTTCGAAATCAGCATCGGAATGGGCCGAAGTCGAAGGTGCTGCTAGCTACCCAAATATCTTATGGCGAGCCAGAAAGGGCTGGAGCGACGAGGACGCGGTTTTTAAGAAAGCTCGTAAAATGAGCTGATAGATTGTGGAATTTTACTATAGTATAGTAGACCAAAAGGAAAACGAATGAGTGCTGAAGAAAAGACGATTCCGGATTATCTCTCGCCAGAATGGGACGCTTATGTGATGGAGCAATTCGCTCCTCATGAGCTTATGGATGGGCATCCTAACGCTGCAGGGCTCAGAAGGGTTGCTGAACTGCTTCTTGGGCCTATCATTGAGAGCGGACCAACGCAGGTTTTCCCATCTGAAGGGAATGGCCCTACTCGTGCCACCGTTGTATTTAGTGTTACCTTCGACTGGAACGACACTGGGAAGACAAGAAAGTATTCTGAAGTTGCCGACGTGTGGCACGGGAACACAGACGCGATGTTCACAGCTTATGCTGTCGCTACTGCTTCAACCAGAGCAGAAGGACGTGCTCTAAGAAAAGCACTCAAGCTCAGAAAGTGTTCTGCAGAAGAAATTTGTAAGCTGGATGTGGCCAAAATTGTGGCCGAGGAAACCGTTGAGAAGATTTCAAACGAGCAAGTTAGTTTTATTGATAGCAAGTGTAAGAAGCTTGATATCAGTGTTATCGCTTTCATTAACTCTGGGGAGAAACAGTATCGCAGCATTTACGACGTGACGAGAGAAACAGCAGCAAAAATGATCAAGAAATTGACAGAGTTCACAAATGACAAAAGCCTAATTGGCGAACCAATTAAGTCTTATACAGAGTGGCGATAGGGCTGTCGCCCTTCCCAATGAATTTTTAGAAGGCGAAGCAATGAGCAGGACTGATACACAAGCATCCAACAAGATCAAGTCACCTATTAAGTACTACATCGAATTCGGTGGTGCTGAAGGTGTTTGGGCCTATTGGGATGGTGAGAAGAATGTGAGGGTCGACGCCCTCGAATTTGTGGTAATGGATGTTCGGTCGTCGATTGGCGGATGGAGCGATTCAAACAACTGTCGTATTCACTCGAACATCGTGAAGAATGTTCAGGTCCCATTCTCGGTCAAAGCTGGGAAGAACGTAATTGTTGAAGGCCTATACAAAGACATTAAGAACGAGATTATCGCTGCTGGTGGTAAGTTCGTGACTAATATCTTTGCCATGGCGAAAATTGACGAAGTCTGGGCCCCTGTTGACATTCAGTTGTCAGGTGCATGCCTGCGAGACTGGTCAGCCTTCGTAGAAGCTAGTGGCAATATCTTCAAGGTCTATAGTGCTACTGTCACAGCCGCTCGTGGCGAACAGCAGAAGAAGGGGTCAGTCAAGTACTACACTCCGACTTTTGTGCTGAATCCACTTGTGGAGGAAGTAGCGGTTGCAGCAGATGAGTTCGACAGAGACTTTCTGAAGCCGTATCTGGAGCAGTAGATCTAGGGATCTAAATTGATTTTCAACGAAAGGCTGGGATGTCCCGGCCTTTCATTTTAGGTGGAGACAAGATGAAATATTACAGACTAATATTCAAGTGCGAAAATGGGACGGCAATGATATCGGACCTTATTGAGCAAACTATAGATGAGGAGACCTTCAACAGTATGAATTGGAATAGGCCAATTCTGCGACAGTTTGATGGCAAGCATCTGCACTTCATGTCCCTGCAAAGAGAATATCTAGAAGCTATGGTTGACGGAATTCAGGCTCTTAAAGAGATCCAAAAATATGATAGACCCGTGTAGTTGTTACCTCGCAGGGTTTTGCGATAGACATCAGAGAGAGAAGACCGCAAAAGAAATACGCCTATGTAGATCTGATTGGCAGTATCGTGAGTATTATGACAACCTACACTTCAAGTATTCGAAATTAGAGCTAGAGTATTTTGAGGAGTACAAATGTGATGATCTGGATACGTCTAGGGTCAGCATAGCCGTCTTGGGCCATTGTGAACAACAATTTGTAGACATCAAGGAAAGAAATTATCTCAATCGTATATTCTTGCAGGATTTAGACTTGGGCAATAGCTCTAAGTTTCAAAGGAATGAATCGGCAGAGGCCAGAGCCTTTTTGTGCCCAACCCTATTCGATGCTTCATATGAGTATGTAGGAGTTGTAACTGCTTCTTGGAACTATAAATATTCTGGGACAAACAATATAGATGAATTCCATAAGTGGCCATCGGCACATGCTTTGATTAACTCTGGCAGAGACGACATAATCCTTTGTGCAAATACCTATGACTTTGATGCCATCACTACGCTGTCCAATATCCTCAGATACAAAGATATGGACAGGATACCTTCCTATCTTTCGCAGATATCACAAGGGCAAATCGGCAAAAGGGGAATTTTATCTAACCAAATCATATGTCATAGATCTATTTATGAAAACCTATGCAACTTTTTAAGACCTCATCTAGAGTTTATATATGATTATTGCGAAGATAATAAGTGGGATTGTTCTACGCTGAAATCCACCAATGACAGAATTATTGGTTTTTTCTGCGAACAACTTACATGTCTTTGGACTATTGGCCAAAACTATACGATCATAGAGAACGAAAAAACTCAACAGGGCTGGTACTCGGAGCAAAAAGTTCTCAGCAGAGAAAAACACATATATGTATGACTATCTCATAGTAGGAGCTGGCTTATTCGGGGCCACTTTTGCTAGGATAATGACAGACGCGGGTAAGTCATGCCTCGTGATAGACGAGAGAGATCATATTGGCGGTAACTGCTTCTCACACAATATGTCGGGCATTGAGGTCCATAAATATGGGCCTCATATCTTTCACACCAATAGTGATATGGTTTGGAAGTTTGTCAACAGGTTCTGTGAGTTCAATACATTCACATATCGCCCAAAATCAATGTATAACGGGAAGATCTACTCATTCCCTATCAACCTTCTCACCATGCACCAACTGTGGGGCGTAACGACTCCGGAAGAAGCAGTAGAGAAGGTGAATTCTCTCAAGATCCCCGACGACAATCAGAATATCAAAGGGTGGGTCTTAAGCAATTTCGGTAAAGAGATATATGATAAGTTCGTGTATCATTATACCCTCAAGCAATGGGGCAGAGATCCGGAGCTATTGCCCTCCTCAATCATCAAGAGAATACCATTCAGGTACACCTTCAACGATCGCTACTTCTCTGCCAAATATGAGGGAATACCGATCAATGGCTATACCAGCATGATTCAGAATATTCTAGATGGCATAGAGGTGCGTCTTGGAGTCGAATACTTGGCGGGCCGAAAGAATCTAGACAGGCTCGCCCATCGAGTGGTCTATACTGGGCCAATAGATAAGTTCTTCGACTATTCTCTCGGTAGGCTAGAATGGAGGAGTCTCTCATTTGACTTTACTGAATATCAGACCAAAGACTACCAAGGAGTTGCAGCTATCAACTACAACGATAGTACTCCTTACACCCGGTCGGTGGAATACAAGCATTTCACAGGAGTTAAGACTTCTTCTACTATCGTTAGCAGAGAAACCTCTGATTCTTTTGGGAGCCCCTCCTATCCGATCCGAGATGAGAAGAATTTAAAATTGCTAGCCCAATACAGGTCCATGATTGACAACAAATTCATCTTTGGCGGCAGATTAGCAGAATTTATGTATTACGATATGGATCAGACTATTGCTTCAGCAATCACCATCTGCCGATTGGGCATGACGAAGTCTTCCACTCTGTTTTAGTATTCAGATAGCACCCGCAAGCAGAACATCTGGTTGTCTCTTTGACGAACTTATCGCAGCCATAGCATATATCCAGCCTCGCCTGCTTCTCTTCTGGAGAGACATTCATTCCTCCACTAAGAGCATGCTTGGTGGCAGATTTGGCCAAATTAGCCGCCTGAGTGAATAGGTTCGGCATCTTCTGGGGCTGAGCGACCTGTGGAGTCTGGGGAGGTGATTCTTGGGCCACTTCCTTTTTACCGCACTGCGATTGGTCTTGCCCCGGACCCATGCATTTCTCCCATGCGTTAAAATAACCCACATGGTTTTGACATAGCTTGTGCCAGTGTGGAGTTTTCTCTACATTGTGTCGCGAACAGTGGCCCGCCAATGGGCAGGTACATCCTGTCTTTGGTGTTTCCTCGGTCATAAATTCCTCATACTTCCTATATCATCTCTGTGATTGTTGCCTTGATCATAGATCCATCTGGACATGCTGCCTCTTGTCCGGGCTTAAAGGAGCAGTCACATTCTGAACGCCACTGTAGACTTAGGTTATTTATATCTGCCCCAGTAGTGACGGTATCAGCGAAAATACATGATGAATTCATGTCGAATCTCACCCCAGAAGCTATGACACTGCAATGCGTAAACCCAATGATGTCGCAACAATCCTCCTGTGAGTCAGCCATCAGATTCCCGTATACTATATCTCCGCACGTCCAAGTTCTTATGTATCTGACCGGATCTAGCGAAAATACTCCCGGATAGCAGTCCGATTCATACAGTTCGAGGGGGACAACCGTAGAAGAACAGGTTCTTTTTGATCCAGCCACAGCAGACGGAGTGAAAGAATTCCCAGAGTAATCTATTACGTAGCGTCCTACATAAGTTGGTGGAAGCCCAGCATATGTCACCCCAGAACAATCGAATGTAGAATATGCTGAAGTGATTAGCCTAACAGGAGTACACGTTCCGGGATTAGCAAATTGATCTCCGCATATAGATTGTCCGCAACCACAAGCCGGGGCGGTGACCAGACCATTACAGACAGCCGCATTGACATCCGAGAACACATAATTCAGCATAGTAGGAGCGTCCAGAGGCCTATTCGCCCTCTTCACTCTGTCAGGACAGCATTCTACGTCTACAAAAATCTTGAACTTGTTGAATAGGCAATTGTCGCTTCCTGAGGCTTCAGTACTAGTAAAATACCCCATGGAATTTGCCCCATCCTGCGAAAGGGTAGATGGGCCAGCAAATGACACACTTAGTGTCTGATCTGTGTGGGTCACCGGCAGTGTTACATTACAGGTCTCTCCACTCTTTGGAAGAACACATGATTTGATATCTATCGTACTTCTCCAGCTAGGAGAAGAGATACCAACTAACGGGAGATAGTCATCCACATATATGATTGTGTCGTCTATTCCCATTGACTGAATGATTGTCGCAACCGAGTCAGGATCACAAGGGTCAATCAATTTACCAAGCACAGATTCTGACAAAATCTCGGGGGAAAGATCGAAGCTCTGATATCCATTATACCAGCTTGGATTTTCAAGCTTGGCGTTCTGTGTACAGATTGACAGTGCCCCAAATGCTGACACTTTAGTCCCGGTCGCATAGCTCCTCCGAGGGAAGAACATCTTATTACAGAAGAAGTCTCCACCACACTCGGTTATGTCCTGAATGCAGCTATGTCGCTTGTTGGCTTCTCCGCTTCCAAATATGATCCCGGTTGATACTACTGGCAGCAAAATATCACATCCTGTAGGACTAACTGAAGGTTTGTAATATGAGGATGGAATTCCACTCCCATAATACAGGTTGTAGTAGTTCCAGAGTAGCCCATCGAACAGGAAATCTTGATTAGCGAATTCTCCAGAAGAAGGATGAATGTCGCAGACACCATCATAAGCGGGAGTCACAGAGTCTGTCGGGACAGCATAGGGTATTTGGGTACAAGAAACCCCATCGTTATACGCCCCATATCGAGCAACACATGTTACGTCGCCATCAACTATTACTTCATCTTTCCAAGATCTATCGTGGGTGTGATATTCTCTTGAGACATGGAGAGCGTATCCGCTGTATAAGCACTCAATTTTGTTGACTATCATCACCTCAGGAAAACAAGACTTCCTATTTACTGTAATGCCGCTTGCTACTCCACTAAACGGAATTGGGTCTCCGCAGACAGAAGACATAGCTCTTGGGTCTTCGCAGTCGCCAGTGTCGCACGTAGCTGGTGTAAGCTGAGAGCAATCTGCATCCTTTGTTGGCTCTGTGAATTTGTACATGACATTATCTACTGTAGCATTCGGCCCAGTATGGTATGAGCAGTAGCTAGTAGCTGTGTTTGTATAAGGACCAACCCCAATACGAGTGTATGGTGGGGCCGGATTAATCAAGAACGGGTCGGTAACTCTGTTTGCACCACTGATGGAAATCCAATAACCATCTCCAACACAACCGTATGGCTCATAACTGACAGATAGAACAAGTCCAGTATTTGTTACATCATACTCTCTCATGAGGGTTGGAGTCGAACATTGGCACTTGCAAGAATTTAATTCATAGTGCGAGGGGACTCTTCTGGTTTGAAGTCCATTTACGGAAATTACATCGCCACAATCGTCGCACACCACCCCCTGACCGGAGCAACTGACACAAACGCTCTCAGGAGTACACCCAACGCATGGGTAAAATGATCCACCAAGCGAGCACCCATAAAGGAGTACTTTCTCTCCAGAGCATAATATTATGTTCGCTGCTTCGGCACTAATAGGAGGGCCTACTTTGATCCCATCGCTCAAAACACTCGCGATATCTGTTCCACCGACCCCCATCAGTTCTTGTTCGGTCAAGGCTTCAAATTGAGCCTTCATTGGTTGAGAGACTACGAAGAATCTAGATTGTAAGCTCAAATTCCCATCTTGAGCAGGATATGAATCCACACAACTACCACCCCCACACGACCATAAGTTCGACACTGAGTCACCAGTGTAGAAGGCGAATGGGAAAATTGGATCTGTGATGTATTGAAGGTTCTCTTGACAAGCGAGCGAGAAAGCCCCATAGACAAGAAGCCCCGCTGGAGCGGATGGGAAATAATCGCTAATCAGGTAGTTAGACGCAATATCGTTGCATCCACTGATCTGAACAAACGAATTGTTTACCCCGCTTGATTGCCAGCCGATCACAAGATCACTTCCGGCAATAGTCTTTACCCGCATTGGGATCTCTGTCCCGTCGATACAAGGGCATGTATTTCCAAAGTATGGATTGCCATGTTCTGCAGCTAAGGTATCTCCAGACCCACAATATGAAGATGCATACCCACTTTCACATACATAGGTTGGATCTATTGCGACTCCTTTATATTCACAATTATTATATCCATATTTGCCCCCATGACCAGCGACAGCATTGACGTTGTGTAAATATTTAGTATCCATGCCGGTAAGAGTCAACATCAGATCAGAGCTTTCCATTGTGACAGTACCGCACCCGGCACATATGTCATCATGGTCAATCTCGATCAAGAATGGAACGTGGTCTGTCGGCCATCCACTAAAAAATGTACCAGAGGAATCAAAGTCTACATAGTTCGTCGGAAGATCATTACAACAGGCAAAATCTCCAGACTTAGCCACAAAGTATGGACTAATCAAAGCACCGTTTGAGTCCGCCAAGCCCCAATATGGGTACAGCCCAGAATCAGTGAAGCCACCACCCGTATCGCCATTCCAGTCTCCAGAAGCGAATACCGCTGGCTCAGGCCCATAGTTCTGAAACTCCCAATACATAGGAGCATCTATGTCTACAGACGGAGTAGTGTTTCTGTATGACCCGTCTTGATACAGGGCAGAAAATCCAGCAGTAATTACGTCTTTTCTGTCCTTGGTTGATTTGCCACAAAGATTTCGCATGAACCCATACGTAGTATATGGCTGTCTGACATTGCACGCTTCTGGCACCTCTGGAAAAGGATCACAAAAGTCATGATCAAAAGTGTACCCAAGATACTGTTTATATTTAGAGACCTGATATCTAAGATCATTACACCCATATACCTCTGGCCGCAAGTCAAAAGCTAGCAGACAAGGAAAAGAAACAGGAGACATCACTTGAACCATTGTTGGTGGAAGCTCTCCAAGTATCTGCTCTTCGCAGACACATGGGCATCTGTCTATTTCCCCGCCCCATGCTGTGCCCAAATTAAGGTACATGTATAGCTCTTGGCCAGCTAATCCTCTCTTTAGGTCTTCAATGCTTGTTGGGGCTCCTCCACTCCAACCAGCTATTGGCCTGCCGGATGCGTCGAAAGAACAGTCGTCAGCAAAATTACACCCACGATATACAAAGGCCAGCCTCTGCAATCGATTTGTACTGTACTTGACGGTTCCGGTATAGCATTCGTTATACTGGAGAAACTGAGTTACACAGTCTGGGAATATGTCCAGAGTGGCTTGTTTTGAGTAGCAAGTCCCATTTCTGCCAGTAGTAGTATTGTATGAACTATCATGCCTAACCTGCGTGTCAAACAGGTCAACTTCGAAAAACGGGCCGTAGTAAGGAAGAGTCCTATCGAATACTGGGACACCGCTATTTATTTCTACGGTCCCGCTATCTGATACACTTGGATAGGTGTAATCCTTACGATATCCTGAAGACGCAGGATTAACTATATCTGAATTGTAGGTATACCGATTTTCTGGGAATCTGTTGGACTGAATCTTATTCTTGTTGTTGTTAAAGATCTTTCCAAAGTCTGTATGGTAATTAGTCTCATTCGAGAATTGCTTCAGGCTGTCATCAACTCCGTAGGCGACCCCACCGCAGCATGTGGCAGGATCGTATGTGTTGTGAGCGACCCAAGACCCACTTCCATTTACCGATTCGTTAGTCGTTCCCCATGTCCCGAGTAATTCTGCCCGAGTGTAGGACCCAGAGTGGGAGACCGAGTGGATATGGTATGACTTACTGTAAGAGCCGACATCAGTAAAAGAAAGAACCATACCCTCTTTTAGGGCAGAGGCAGGACCTCCATCATAACTGAGCGTAGCAGCCGCCAAATAAGATACCCCAGTATCTCTAACAATAGAGCCAGTCGGCTTAATATCTCCAGCATATCTCCCAGCTATGGCTCCATCTGGAAGGCAACCTCTCTCACCACTCACTCTTATAGAGTATGGGTCATATTGACTGCCAAAATTACTATCGTGTATAAAGTGCTCTTTATATGTGCCATCGCATTCTATTACATGATATGGGCTTGTAGTAGTTGATGAATAGCAAGATTCAATCGACGACATTCGCCAAGCACCAGTGGCGTTTTTATAGAGAGATTCCTTGAAATTTATCTTGTTGCCAAAGCCGTAATTTTCTGGGAACTTCTTGAATATTTGCGTGGGCTTTGTAGTATCACATGACGGATTGTCGGACGTAACAGCATCAACCGCTCCGGCTGCTCTATCTACAAGATAGACTTCTGCCCCACCCCTCTCAACGCCATCCAGCAACCCATCGCTCCCATAATGCTTAATTCCATCTGGGTCGAATACTGTTCTGAAAAGAGTGTCTGGCCTTTGCTCGTTCCTATATGGCCCAGTCGTTATTGGTCCGCAGGTCCGGTCAGAGACATGGGATTCCTGAAAGCCGTCAAAATAATCGAAGTGGCCGTTTTCATATCTGGCCCAGCCAGAGATTAGCACGCCATCAAAGCCCCAGAAAGCTGGATTGGCAATAACCTTAACCTTAAGGTTCCTTGGTACTGATATGCCGCCAGTCTGGGTGCTATCGAACGAGGCACCTTCTGAGCAAAAGGCTGTCTCGATACAATTCTTACCACATTCGTGGCAATTGTTAAACATATCAGCCATATAGGGTCCTAATCAATCAGCAAATTATTTGCAATGTTCCTGAGTACGCCTATTTTAATGATGTTTGTTTAAAATAGATTAAATTAAAAAGAATTAATCAGGGCTGTGCTGGTCCCACAGTACTCACAACTGACCATTCCCTGAGTTTGTATTTTTCTTGAGCAAGTTTGCAGGACTCCACCATCACATCCTACATAAGTAGCAACTTGTGTAGTTTTAAATTCGGCCTGCATAATCCAGTGTACATCTAAAGATTCTGTTTCCGCTTCTGAATTTAGTGGGTAAATACCGACTTGATATGTTTTACTTCTTGGTAGTCCGCTAGACGGGACGATTGTCCCAGAAGAGAGTGCTCCACCAGTAAAAGATGGAGTGACGCCAACACAAAGCCCAGAAGATATTAGGGCAAATCCCCCATAAATATACCCAGATCCGGGACTAGAGACATTAAAGGTGGCCACTCCTGAAGAATTGGTAGTAATATTACCAGACGCTCCAACCCCAGATCCTCCGACAAACGACCCTGTATTGACGTTCTTAGCCCTTCCGGTCTTTACGGTAAAACAGAGATCTCCTACCTCTAGGCTCTGTTTAAGGGGATTTTCGATAAGGATCTTCTTGCCGATACTAGCATCCCCATGTCTTGTAGAGTCTCCAGATGAACACGGATTAGAGGTGTGACCACAGTCAGAACAATCTTCAGTCCAAATATTATAGTAACTTGGACCGATATCGTCCGTGGTTTGCCTCAAGATAAACGCTTCATAATGGGGAAATTCAAGCCCTGTATAGTCAAGCTTTTCATAGGCCCCAACATTGTTTTCGTCGGCGTCATACGCAAGTTGCTCTGGATCGTATATGGTCCCAGCAGAGTCAAAGGCCCTTCTGATTGTTGGGCCAACTCTACTAAATTGATCTCGGGAAGCACTCCGTTCAACTTCGTATGAGAAATTTGATGGGTTATAAGTGTTTGTGACTTTAGAGAGAAAGACCTTAGTAGAAGTCCCAGCACTCCATGTTTGCCTATCATTGTCCCATCTAACATCTAACGGGCCAGACTTCCATAGTTTGGGATCTCTGAATGCCCCAGTGGCAAACACTTCTGGATCGCCGCTGTCTGCTGGAACAGGCTTCCCATTAGTATCATATCCCCACCCCGTTATGATCATTGGGGCCTTAAACCCTACACCTTTAACCGAATTAAGCTCTAAATTCCCATTTGGGTAGATATTCTTGTATTGTGAGAAGTCCCCAGATCCAATCTGTTCCCCATTGAGGATCTCGATCGAATTGTAAAGAGCTACGTTAGGGCCTTCGGCATAAAACGTGGCAGCATCTACCATAGTTTTACCGGGATTGAACGGGTTTAGCTCGGTGGCTGTAATATCTCCTGATACTTCTGGCTGATTCCAATATGGAAGGGATTCATGAGTAGCCCAATCTGCCCCAATCATGTATGGGCAAAATAGCTGGTCTAAGCTGACCATGCCAATATTATCAAGATCTTTTCCAGCAGAAGACACAGCTTTAGAGATATTTGATGTGCCAATTTCAATCGTTGAAATAATTTGGCTGCTTCCACTATGCTCAATATACTGAGGGGCAACCCTGCCAGTTATGACAAGGTGCATCTCTCCTTCTATTTTAACATTAGCAGCATTATCGTTGTTTGCCATTTTCCATCCTTCTCGCTAGGCTAGTGAGCCTGTCCAGTAGATACTTGTTTGTCCTACCAAACTTTGGAGCGAACGTTGTCATATTATAGGAAGTAGTGACCTGAGAAGCTGTGATGTTTACAGAGATATCAGAGACTAATGGACCACCCTCAACTAGGGCTTGTCCCAAGTGAGTAATCTGCGGGTATCCCGCGATTGTTAGGGAACCTTCTTCAGTAAAGAGAAAGTCAAAGTTCTCCACAGTATTCGCCATTAGTCGGCCAGCCGTGTTCATGCCATCATAACCAGAGGCTATCTCGATCAAGGTGCCTCCAAAGCTAACACTGCTTGGAAGGATGTATTTCTCTGGTACTAAGGAGTCATCCTTTACATATTCCACCTTGGCTCCGTAAGGAGTGGAATTCTCTGTGGCCCATGGGCCGTAGACATATCTGTTGGACTGTTGGGGAATTCCGAATGATTTTGGGGTCACAGCGAATTGATGAGTCTTGATTTCCTCATTGTTCGAGGCAAGCGATTGAGCATTTTGACCCTGTATTTTTTCAGCGTCTCCAGATAATGATGATGAGCCGTTTGGGCTGAAAAGTGATTCTTCTACAAATGGCATTGTGCTTATGTGGGAAACTAATTTGAAGACCCCTTTTGTCTCACATTTCGCATATGGCACGCACCCTAGCCCGTTATATGGAATATACGTTGTAATCAAAAAATTGATAGCTAGTTCTGGCGAATTATACGTAGACACAGGATTATAGAAAGTAAAATAGGTAGATGGTAGCAACATATAATTCTCATCTAGAGACACAGGCACACTCATAAGAGTCCTATTATTAGCTATTTGTCTAACATATTTTTCTTCATCTGTGAAATTCTTAAATGATATTATTTGAGCGGACGAAGACACTACTTCTGCATAATCTGGATTGCTAAAGAACTTATTTTTTCCAGCTAACCCCGGAAGAATTGGCTCTGCCGTTTGCATATCATGTGTTGGTGCTACTCCGAAGTAGTAATTGGCATAAGCAGACAACCTGCCACCTTTTACAAATGTCCCATCTGGGGCTTCATAATCAGCGTAAGAGATTGGGTCTAGATATCCATCCTGAGATAAATCCCAACTCTTTATATATGAACCAAGTGGGCTTTCATTGTTTACATCCTGCTTAATTGTAAAAGCGGGACTCTTGACAATGAAGGTTTTCCCATAGTGAGCTTCCCCTATATCCTTTAGAGCCTGCCAGAGCGTGTTCAAGAATCCTTGCGTTTGCTCAAAAGTAGCTTCAAGTTCTGTCACTTGAGTAGGTATGAATCTTGCAGGCTTAGTTTGTGCATTAGAAGCTGCCGTAGAAGCTTGAGCCCTAAATGATTCCATCGCATAGCTTGTTGCTATTGCATTATTCACATCCAGAAAATTACTCATAACTGTTGTTTTGATCAGATTAAACCTAGCACCAATTGCTGCTATTTTCCTTGGCCTCATCCTAATAACATATTCCAACCACTGCTGATAATCGTTCTTAGCTTCCATGATTTCTAGCACTGATGCTAAATATATTCCATGGCTCATCAGATCCGGAATATCCAAATCTCCAACAGACTCAAATAGGTCTACAGCTATAACATCTACCCCTATCAGATTAGGATCGTCAAGAATCGGAGTTACGACTGGAACATTTGGAGTCTGAACGCCAGTCCTAGCAAAGATATTGATATCTCCCCAATACCAGTAGACATCAGGCGTCGGGTCTAGATCTCCGGGGCTTGAGACGCTACAAGTACTTCCGTAAATCTCTGGGGACTTATTATTGTTTATACCGTAAGAGCATACATAATTAATTCTAGACTGATATCCACCAACCACATATTTAGCAGACACCGCTCCAGAGTTCAGCCTAACCTTCAGATTAGTATCAATAAACCTCTCAGTTTCGTCTGGTGTGATACTCTCTACTGGCGATTCTCCACCAAACGGGGATGACGCTACTGGAGGACCATCTGGATGAGCATCCCCAGTCATTCCGATATCAAGTGGCAAATCCCCTATCTGGCCAATCCCACCTAGCTTATCAGACGCTTCACGTCCAACGACATAGGCTGAAAGTGGAAATTTCGTAGGAGCAGAGTTGTTCCTGTTTTGAGTTATGACTACAATCTGGCCACCGTAGACCGTGTTTGCGTGCGTCTGAGTCGGAATGTAGGTGGAAGTGTGCCCATCAGAAAAGTAGGGGCTAGCTGCCCCCGGAGGCTTCAATAGATCCACATAATAAATATGGTTGGCTAACGAGCATAACTCATTAACAAAGTCCATAATTGTGGCGGCTTGAATCCGATAATCATTCGGTAAAAAGGAAGCGATTTGGTTTAGGAACCCGTATACGTCGAAATTGTAAGCGTATGCATTGCTATTGACGTATGAATCGGCCCCATAGATAATATTGCTGCCTAGGGCCGGAGTTATTGCCGGATTCCCATTAAGGATTTCGTTCAGGGCATATGCGAATGCGTCTACTCTCATTCCTTGTCCGTTTACTACTGCCCTGCCGAAACCCGCCCCAAGTAACCCGTTAGTGTCATTCTCAAAGACCCCAAAAAGGTTCAGTATGTTGTAGATGGCAGACGTATTGATTGTTGAGTTCTTGCTGCCGAAGTCTAAGCATGTAGTGATATTGGGTCCTGATGCCTCAAGAGCCCCTCCATATCCTGCGAAGCTATCGGTGATCAAGGATGGGGCTTCAAGCAGCAGGGTTGGAGACTGCAATGTAACTGAGTACATCTTTGAGCCAGCAGATACAGATCTGGCCATATCCATGAGGATTCCGTAGAATCGGAACACTGGCTCATTATCGCTGGATAGTATCTCAAAGTACTGTGGTGACCCAACTACCGCATTCTCTAGGTATTGCCCATCATCTTGGATTAGCTTGATCGTACATTGGCCACCCTCTGAACTCCAACTTGAGTTGCAGGAGAAGTCTACGACTGTAAGCCCCAAAAATATTGGTGGGGTCAGAGAGAACGGATTACTCTCGGCAGAGTCTGTCCCGAACGGTTCAATATCAGCCATTTCCTACCCTTCATAAATCCACTCGACAGAGTACGAAAACGCTCCGGTCTTGGGATTCCAATTCTCTATTGGAGCACTGTAATAAACCTTAGTACCAGCCGGTTTGTACATTTCATAGATAGCGGCCAACTCACCTGTCGGTGGTTTCACCGCTGCACAATTAACGAATGGCATATTAACCGACAATTGCATACTTCGCTTATACTCAGACCTAGAGTTTATATACTGAATTATAGGCTGGCTTCGGCCAATAACTGGAACTACATTTATAATTTGGCCCGGATATGTATCTGATATCTGTATGTCTTCTGTGAGTGCGTCTGTGATAAAATTGGCTGGCCTATTATCATAGGTATAATTGTATGTGATTACACCTTCAGATATATTATTTCCTACAGACGAAGAAGTTGGCAGAGTATTCAGGTCACAAGTACCACCAAGAAACTCATTAGCTCGATCGTAGATCTTGGTCTTGACAACATCCCAATATGCTAAAGCATTCGCATAGCTATCTACCAATGCACTATCTACTTCTACTGTTTTTAGTCCCTTGATATTTCCATTAATAGCGATTCGGCTGAGTGCCCCTAGATCTTGATCAATATTGATAGTTACACTCTCGATAGCCGCCTGAGGACTCAAAGTGAATGTCTCAGCGGCCTGATATGAGCCAGTGAATTTATTGGTAGTCTCTACTAGCTTTCTATCACAGAGATCCAAGCCTACCACGATTGAGAGAAGAGATGCGGGAATATTAGCCAGACCGAGCCCTATAACATTTTGAACATAGCCCATGGCTTGTTCTAGGGGCGATACGGGGACGGCCCCATTCGTGTATACCCTTTTACCGACTGCCGACGCCGTATGAGATATAGAGTAAAGCCTCTTCTGGTCATACGCACTATCCGTTGTTGCGGTATAGGTATCTAACTCTTCTATTGTCCACTCTTCAGACGCATCAGAGATGTAATACTCGAATGCATCTTCTGAGGAGTTATCTGAGAAGATATCATTAGTAGAAGAAATAAACTTACTAGCCTTGAGTGTTATTGTATAACCGCATCTAGTAGTCCATCTAGACTCATCATCAAATGAGATACCGTCTACTTCACAGTATGCCTTTATTCCCTCATCCGCGTCATACCCAATGATCTCCAGTAAAAGAGGAAGGCCTGTGGATTGGCCGATTGAGACAACATTCCTAAGATGTTCCTGCTTTCGCATAATAGTGCCGAGCAGGCCAGTGTCGGCTATTGCAGAGACGGGATCATCATCGGAAGAGTAGGTTGAATACTCTGCATCCGTGGACATTGTCACTGATGATGGAGACGATACTGGATTCCCCTTATAGGCAACGAACTTCCCATTGAGAGTAATCGAGTACTCTGCCGCGAAGGCCCCCAGAGTATTCCTAGAATAGGTCTTCTCGAAGGTGACAATCGGGGCAGGAGTTATTGGAAATGAGTTTATCTTTACTGGCATTTTATGTTCCTGTTGACAGGCTTTGTTTTACCTGATTCGTGATTGAGCCAAGCTGGGACTGAATCTGTTCTAGGATCGTAGTCTTTAATATGTCTGGCAGCTTGGCTAAAAACTCGGCACTATTAAGGTTTACATTGACTCCTTGTGATTCTAGCTTGATATCAAAAGTCTTTGGCATTTCTACGAGCTTCATAACTGAAGCATCAAACTGAGTTCCAAAAGTCTTCAGGGAATCGAATAGTTTTGAAAAGTCTAATCCTCCTTGAGCTTGCGATACTTGGCCACTATTTGGCCTAACACTTCCTCCCATGGCTACAGGACTACTCTGACTATTATTCTCTTGGATATTCGGAATCTGTGGGATACTAGCATTTCTTCTTTTTTGTTGAGTACGCTCACGAAAAGCTTTTTGCCTTTCAGAATAAGTAGGGCCACCTTCTCTAATAGGTTCAGGTTTAGTAGAAACACTAGGGCCTTTAGACTCCTTAATCTCTCTCTTCGCGTCTAGATCTGCTTTATACGCAAAATACTCTGGAGAATTTTTCTCTTTAAGCATTTTTTGTTTAGCAGAAGCTGCTGCTCGATCTTTCTCTCGCTCTATTGCGGCAGCCTTTTGTTGTCCATACGTAATAAGACCTACCTCATTTGTGCCTTTCTTCGCTAGCTCTTTTGCTGCTCTACCAGAGGCTTCACCCTTTTTTCTAATCTCATCTCTTCTCAAATCCTTGGCGGTAGGCACATAATTAGCTTTTCTAGCCGCATCCTTAGCTTTAATTTTGGCTGATTTAGCTAGGTCTTGCTGTCTAGCTTCCGCCATCGCCATATTCCCAGCAATACCTGTTGTGGACTGGTTTCTTTGCTGCTCAAACTCCTGCTCATAGGATGACTTGCCAGAATCATAGTATTTCTCTAATGCTCCACCAGATTTAAATCTATTACCTAGGCCAGTCGTATCTTTTACGAGCCTTTCTCTATTCTTTTGGCCCTTCTTAGCCGCTTCGAGCTTCATATCTGGGGTTAATCGCTCGTCAAAAGCGGTTAAAAATGTGCTATACCTATTAGCCTGCCATGCTAATTCCTTATTCATATTGCTCGACCCACCACTAACAGCAAGATTTTGGCGAGCGAATTGTCCAGCTTCTATAGAGCCACCAGCAACTCCACGGCTATTAAAAAGGGCTTCTTGTTCAGCTTCTTTTTTAGCGGCAGAATCTCTCATAAGATCTTCGCCCCTCTTGCGAATATCTATTATTCTTTCATTAGTCTCAGAACTTACAGAAGCATTGAAGCTAGGACCATTTTTTGCTTCTTCAGTTTGAGCCTTAATTTTAGCCCTAAGTTCATTTTGTTTTTTTTGCTCTGCTTGTTTATTAGCAATTGTTTGTCCACGAAGACTATCCAATAATGCCGCTTGGGCCGGAGATGGCTCCTTCTCCTTCTTGGTGCCGTCACTCAGATAAGCTGTTCTACCACTATTTATGGCAGTTAAAACTCCCATATTCTTATTTGAGTCTTTAGCATTGACTACAAACTCACCGGGAGTAAGCATAGCTGGAACAGTATCTGTTCCTTTCGGGGCGAATTGTGGCCCCACATTGATCGGACCACCTTTGGCAACGAGAAGTGGAACCTTTCCCGGTTGTGCTATCGCAGCCTGAGGTCTGCTAAATTGAAAAAGCTGTCGGCTTAAAATTTCTATGACTTTATCTAGCTTCTCATTTCTCTGTTGATCTATGCCAACATTATCTTTCATAAGCGCAAGAGCCTGCTCTTCGCTCGGGATCATCTTGGCCATGATCTCTTCAACTTTTTGTTGTGAAACTCCGCCTCTTCGGAGGAAATTCCTAGTGGTTGCATCGATAACTTCTTGGCCGGTTTTACCACCAAATGCAGGTATATCTTTCATTTGCTTGAGGAACGAGAATACGTTGCCTTTATCCTTATCCCGAAGAACATCAGCAGTCCCGAATGCGGCGACTCCACGAGCCTGATTTAGTGTTCTAAAGAAGTCCTTCCTGTCTTGATTACTGCCAAAGGCCAAATTAGAAGCAGCTTCCCTAACTACCGCCCTCTTCTCCTGATTCTTGGCAATCTTGGCCTCAATAGCTGCATTCTCTTTACTGACATCTGCAAGAGAAGACATTGCTTGTCCAAGCAATTCTGTCTGTTCAATCAGTCCAACCATTTCTTGGTCTAGGCTTAAAACTTCATTTGTATTGCCTGATGCAGTTGCAGTTTTTCTTTCATCTACTATCCTCTGCTTGCGAAGCTCTGCTTTAACCAACGCGGCAGATATCTTGTCTATATCTGTTTTATCTCCTGCAAGATCCGCCCCTCGCAACTCGGTCCCCTGAAGGATAGTACCGGTCCTCTTTAGTCGCTCGGCTCTGGCCGCTCTAGGATCAGCCTCTTCACCTCTGACCCTCGCTACTGTGTCAGCGATTTCTCTCTCGGCGTCAAGACCCGCAAGCCTATACTCCAACTGCTTCTTCTGAAGCTCTGACTGCTTCTTCACAAGCGAAAGTTGATTTTGTAACTGTGTATTGATGGCCTTTCTCTTGTCTTCTGAATTATCTGCAAATGGCTTTAAGATACCAATTACTTCTTGTTTAACAGCAATAGGGTCAAATGGATCGTCTGGAGTAGCTGCGTTCCTAGCCTTTTCTATAGCATTAAAGATATCTCTTGATGTTTCAGGAGATACACCAGCGGCCTGAAAAGATTGGCGAATCTCTGCACTGCCTTGGTTTATTAAACTATTCTCTAAATTATTCAGAAGGGGAATCGCCCTTCCCAATGTCGCAGCCTGCTCAGCGGATTGACCACCCATTGAATAAACTGCATTCAGTCCTGCGGCATATTCTGGATTTGCCGTATTACGACTGCTCAGATCAGTAAGATCAACCCCGATATCTTGTGAAGAATAATCTTCCCCAAGGGCGATTCCAAATTTCATCAGTCCCTCGGTCTGGGACCTGATTACCGAATCCATATTGGCTAAAGTCGTATTGACCTGCTTCTGTATGGCCACCTGTCTTAACTGTAAGTTGATAGACGCTAATTTGGCTTGCCTTTCTCTGGTGACAGCCGTAGATACAGCATCAGTATTAGCCCTAAGACCTTGCAAAACCTGCTCATTATCTGCTAGGCTAGCACTCGATCTCTCAAGTGCATTGACTAAACCAAAATTTTCTCTTTTGAGTTGATCAAACCCCTTACCAGCATTTTGAGGCAAAGTTCTAAGTTGTTCAAATGCTGAAGCGAGCTGGTCGTAAAATTGTTTAGACTGTTCCTGAGTCGCTGGATTACCTAGTTGCTGAGCCGCTGAGCTATTTTTAAACTTATCAAAGCCTTTTACAAGTTCGTCATTAGCAGCATTTGGATTGAACTGTCTTAAGTTATTGCTTTTAGTGATAGAATCGCTAGTGGTCTTCTCGACATCTTTAATATTGGCACTCTTCTGAGCAGCACTAGCTTTTCGTTCGACCTCCATCTGCCTTGCAGCAGGATCTGTGAGGCCGAGCCCGTCTGTTATATGGTCAACCGCACCGAAAAAACCAAGTAAAGCCCCTATGCCAGTTCCAAGTGCAGCCCCTAGAGCCCCAAACAGTGAAACCAAAGGAAGTAGTGGAGGGAACAATATACCAACTATCCCTCCAACTGCTAGGCCTAGAAAGCCACCAATAGCTACACCCCCAGAGGCCCCTTTATCAATCTCCGATCCTTGAGCTTCTTTTTCTGAAGCAGCAATAGTATTATTATATGCTCCCTGAGCATCTCCGGCTTCAATAGCTGAATTGGCAAGCTTATCCAACGCCTGAGCAGCACTTCTAGCTGAAGAAGCAAAATATGCGGCAGCAATGGTGATGGCCATTTGTGCTTTTTCTATACCGGCCTGTACCTTTGCTCTCCGGGCATCGCCCGCATCTCCCTTTTCTGCCAATCCCCTGAATCCTGCTCCTATTCTCTCCCTAATTCCGCCAGTGTTGATCTTTGCTTCAGCCTCCGCTGTTGCTTTTGCTTCTGCTGCTTCTCTTTCTTCAAGAGTATCTATCAACTTCTGTTGTACTACATTCCCTCTACTTACCAACTCAGTATATTTAACTACCGCATCAGATTGATCTTTTATATTACTAATTACACCAGTCTTGGCATCTATAAAAGTTCTCTCAATTGCTGTTGCTCTTTTCACCTCTTCGGAACCAACACCATACTGAATAGTTAGTCTTCTTATGGCGCCCTGTAATTTGTCTTGAGCATCCATAGTCCCCTTCTGATCAAGAACTGGAGCTTTTGTGGTTGTTGGTCTTGAGATAGATAATATAGCGGCTTTCTCAGCAGCATTTATATCATCAGCATTGTTGGCGACAGGAGCTGCAATTAAAGGAGCCCTAGCGGCTGCAAGTTCTGCTGTGGTTTTAGCCTGAGCAGCAACAGCGTCTTGATACCCCTTAATCTCAGCATCCCTAACATCAGAAAGTCTCTTAGACTCTGCCTTGTATGCAGTAAAAAAGTCAGATACACCTTTACCAGCATTTAATATACCCGAAAGTCCAGATGAAGTAATAGATGCAGCAACCGACATTTTAGCAAAGCTTGCCGTAGCACTTGAGAGAGCAGGAATAAGCTGGTTAACAACAATAGCTAAGTCACCAAGACCCTCAAGGCCCGGCAGTATCGCTCCACCAACTGCCCCACCGCTAGCGAATCTCTGCACTCCAACCACGCCGCCCGAGGCGTACTTATTGACCTTATGGAGGTTTCCATACCCAAATGCTTGAGCGGATTTCTTGTTGACAACAAACTCGCCGGGGGTTAGGAGAGATGGAACAGTGTCGGTGCCTGCGACACCGCCCCCCAAAGCTTTTTTCTGTGGTGGTTTAGATCCCACATTTCTTACTTTTGCAGCTTTCTGCTGCTGCTTTGATAACTTACTGTTATTGTAGATAATACCGACTTTACCGGGAACGGTTAAAGATTCTCCAGCCTTAGAAGTATTCTCAACTAGATTACCCTTAGTACGCAATCTCCATCTAAAAAGTTTATCTAATAGTTCATTGTCATCGGTAGTTTTGTTCCGACTTCTGACTTCTACAGGATATGGACCACCAATCAAGTCTAACGGATCGGTGGCTCCGGGAGCGAGTGCCACACCACTAAAGCCCTTAAATTTTTGCTTCAAAAAAGATGCTGCATATTCTTCGAAGGCTTTTGGGGCTAGGTCTCCACCATCAATTCCCATCGGAACTTTAGTGAAATGCATTGAATCTGTAGCATTGATCTTCTGTCCAGTTGTAAATTCTTCATTTTGGCTTTTCTGTGAAACTACTCTTTTTCGAATAGCTGCTGATCCTAGGTCTTGTCCCTTAACAGGCCCGCCTTTGGCATACCTATTGATCCCATGCAGAGCCTCAGCCCCCATAGCCTGAGCCGCACTCTTGCGAATGACGAACTCGCCCGGCGTCAGCATAGCTGGAACCGTATCCCCGTTGCCGCTTCCGGGTACGAACCCACCCGTGGCAAACCCCCTGCCCAGAAAGGCTTTGGGTCCGCCAAGTGCCAATTTACCTACAGACTTGGCCAGATTGAACGCTAGCAGTGCCGATATGAGCGGTAGCACATCCTTGATGGCTGCTGCGAAGTGGATCATGGCATTTGTCATAGACAAAACACCACGAACCAGTGTGTCGAATCCTTTAGAGCTGGCAATGTCCCCAATCAGCTTAGCAAAGTTCTGTTGTGTCTGTGCGATCTTGAAAGACAACGTGTCCTGAGCCTTGGCCAAGTCCATAGCCGTTTCGCTAGAGGCAGACTGAGCATCGGCATAAACCTGCTGGAGCTTCGCTCCCTGAGTCAACAGCGGGATCACTCTCGACTGCTGTAGAACCCCGCCGATCTCTTCTACGACTTCGGCAAACTTGATAGAGCCCGGTCTTACTCCAAAAGCATCAAGCCCTCGCTGAATTCTCTGAATCGCTTCAAAGTTCCCAACGAATTGGCCTTCAAGATTCACAAGCTCAATTCCGAACTGCTGAAGGTACTCAATAGTCTTGGGTCGTTGTAGTCTGGTGAAAATAGTTCTCAAACCTACCGAAATAGTCTCAGCACTTTCTCGGGTTGTATCTCGAACCGTAGTAAATACGGCCAACAACTCTTCAAGCTTGCCGCCAGTGGCAGAGAATGTACCCCCAGCTTTTCTGACAACCTCGACCAAGTCGGCAGATTCAACAGCGTACTTCTTAGATACAATATTGAACAGACTAAGAACCTGTGCAGATTTCCCAATTGTATCAATGAACTGCTTATTTACGGCAATCAGACCATCGGTCGTATCAGTGATACTTTCGAAAGATGACAAAAGAGTAGTCTGAGCCAAACTATCAGCCGCTTCCTTGGCTTGGCGAAGCGTGTAACCGGCTTGACCTAGAACCCTGACCGTCTCGGCTATCTTGGGAGCAGAAAGGCCATAGAGAACAGATAGTTTCCTGATCTCTTCTCCATGCTTTCTTGCTTCTGCGGTAGATATCCCAACGGTCTGGGCGATCTTCGCCATTTCCGATTCAAATCTCAATGCATCCCTAGTCGCCATGGAGATAGACTCAGTGAGCTTTACAACAGCGGTAGAAGCCACCGCGAAGACGCTCAAATTCGCCCCCTTGAGGGCGACAGCGTCTCCAAAGCTACGAGCCTTTCTCGTGCCACGATCCATTTCAGAATTGATGTCAGATACAGCAGCTTTTACAGAAGATGTATTGGCACCAACAATATTAAGGACAGCATTTATGTTGAACAATTTGGTTAGCCTTCTTCAAATTCTGCCGTATCGATATCAGACCCAAGTCTGTGCCCATTAATATCAACGCGAACACCTTCTGCATCTAGCCGATAGCCATCTTTGTCAACTCGATTTCCATCGACATCGACATAGTTGCCATCCTTGTCCAAGAATCGGCCATCTTCATCAATGAGCTTGAATCTTCGCAGGAACTTATTTTCTACGAGATTGTCATCATACTTTTCGTCAACCCCGTAAAGGAAATTGGCAAATTTAGCAGCCAGCTCAACAGACAGATCTTCTGAGCCACGCTTGTGATAATCCTCTAGGGAAGAATACACTGGCTTCTGCGTGTCATAGTTGAAGACGCAAGCGGCGACCAAAGCATTGAAGCGAGCATTATCTGCCTGCCCCTCTGCTGTGTTTGTGTCCATCATGTTTCGTTCTGAGATAAGTTCTCTGAACTCGTTTCTGCACTTAGACAGTTCAACGGCCAGAGCTTTTCCCTCAGAAATCTTCATCTTGCCAGAAGAAAGCCGATACTCAAGATCGCTGATCTTCTTGATGTATTCTTGATATTCTGATTCCTTCTTATCGTCCCAAGCCCCTTGCTCTCGCATATACTTTGTGAGGCTCTTGCGTAGCAAAGCCCCATCTTCAAGGGCTTCTCTGAAGGCTTTATTGTGAGCCTTCTTGCCTTCGGACATAGCCTCTGGCGATACCTTGATGAAGTAATCTTTTTCCCCAACTGTGAATCTATTTTCCATGATCTCTCCTAAGCGGCATAAAGTAAACTGTCTTGTATTTGATGTCAAACCCGTCCAAGTCCCTCTCCAGTTCTCTGATCTGGAAATGTCCTTTGTCCAAAATGTCTTTTCTCAGTTCTTCATATTCATCCTCCTCAAAAATTTCCTTGAACTCTTCCAAACTTGCAAGAGCCCCAATCATAGTTGTCATGATGCGTTTACGCATCGTCTGATAAAGTTGTACTGCGCCATTTCCCATTTTTAACCCCTCAATCCTTATTGAGGCAAATTTATTTGCCTCTGAAACTTAATTCGTTCTTTTTGATACCTATCTCCTGTTTTACGTGCGAGAACTGTCGCTCATCGAGGGTGCCTTTGTCCTTCAAATCCTTGGCTCTGGACTTAAGAATTTGCTTGCCCTCTGGGCTGTTCAGGTTATTGACCTCCTTGATCTCTTTTTTGCTGGTGATTGGCACGAAAATCTCACCAGCGTCACTGCTGGGCAGTGCATTCTTTCTGTCTTCAGTTTCCCGCTTCTTGGCTTGCTTGATGAGCCAGCCATCTATCGCGATATGATCCTTCATAGCACTGCTGCTCGGAGCATCCATAGACTCAGAGATACTGTCATAAAGCTTGCTCCAGTAAAGGAGAGACAGTTGATTATCATTCAGGTGAGATAGGGGAGTCCCAAATATTGCTTGTGGGTCTTTAGAAACGCCCCAAATCATTCGCCAAGTTTGGTCGAAGTAAAGATCCCTGACTTCGTCCTCGGATAGGTTGGACAGAATCAATTTTCGGTAAAAAGAAAAGGGGCAGTCTCTGTCTTTGAACAGGTAGAATCCATATGCTTCATCTCTGGATGCTTCACAAGTGTACTCAGAGAGGTATGATTTCTTCTGGAATGCGTTATTGAGGATTGTAGTCTTGGCCCGAATTGCCCCTTTTATCCTGTTACGCCGGGTCTCTAAGGCGAAGGCCTCATAATAGTCCATCTTCATCTGCTGGATGTCTTCAAAGCCCTGAGTGAAATCGGCCTCTTCTTCTTCGGTCCATAGGTCCATCTCTAAGAGATATTCCCCAAGTTCCTTTTTATCGAAGGCTCCTGCTTCAAAACATCTGTCATAGACTGTTTTGGCGTATGCGGCTGCTTCGGCTTTCTCAATAGGTGAGAAGTTGGCTAGTCTTACCGGCTTTGCAAAATGTAATAGTGTCGTACTAGACAACAGTTCCTGTATGATGGCTCTCGCCCCCCTAAAGTCCTATACGAGAATGGGGGCTTTCGCCCCCACTCAATCCTAAAGTTTACGTAGCTAAGGCCTACGTAAACCAGTACTTAAAGTATGCAGCAGACTCAAGCCCCATTGGGTCTCCAGAGTGAAGTACTACATAGTCGTTGTTGTTCTGCATTGAATAGGTGATTTCAGCATTACCCCCGCCAGCATCACCACCACCGTAGCTAATGCTCGTCAGCTTGTTTTTGTTGCCCACCTGAATTACAGTAGAGTCATCAAGGCATATCTGAATAGTGTGGTTGCTCAAGTTACCACCGCTTGGCACGTTTTCGACAGCATCAATATTATCGCCACCGACAGCAATAACTTTGATCTCCGTTGAAACCTGAACTGGGAAGTTCACATATCTGTAATATGGAGCGTATGTACCAAGCTGATTAATGGCTTCACGTCCGGCATCAACAGAGAAGCTGATAGACTGAATGTGAACATTGTCTGTATTGATGGTCCCACAATTCTTGAATGTCGCATAGCCATCTGCGGAAGTAATATCGCTACCATTATTAGACACACCAGTAATAAAGCTTGGGACGACTGTGACAAAGCCGTTTCCACCGCGAGTTACAACACCTGAACCAGTTACGAAGTTGTTTCTTCGAAGAACCCCGCTGTCTGGAGAATCAGGAGAGTCGTTACCGAAAGCGAATACAGAGTTAACAACCTCGCCATTTCCAAGTAGAATACCAGCAGTGCCATTAGAAGAAATCCACTTCTTGTTGTTCCCAACCAGAGTCAGACTCTCGGTGAAGTTCCCATCTGTAGGCAAGTTAATCCCGCAAGATGACCAGTACATACCAGAGCAATATAGCTCAGCGGCCAAGCTATTTCCGCTGGAAACAGCCGCATCAGTATCAAGACCAATAACCATTCTCAGGTCTGCTCGTGCGTTAGCTCGACCAGAAAGAGTAGGGTCCGTAGCCGTAATAGTAGCCGCGTGATAGGCCAGAGTGTACCCATCAAGCAATCGCTCGAAGGTTGCCTCGATGTCTGGAACTTCTTCCACGTTTTCATAGATTGAAAGCTGACCTAGCTCCTGAACGGCTTCAAGACTGAAGTTAGTATTAACTCCAATGCTCTGAAGACCATGCATGATGATCATATTTCCAGAACCATCGAAGGTAGTTGGGCCATCACTGGCTCCCCATGCATCCTTAACGCCAGTAGCTCCTATGTCACCAATAGCTACACCTTGGGTGGCGTAGAAGACACGCTTATTTGAACTTGTATTAAACGCCATTTATTTTCTCCAGTAAAAAAGGAATCTCTAAAAATTTATACGCCAAAGTGAATTACTTCAGTAGTAATTTTGACTGTGCCAACCTTTACCCTGCCCAAACTATAAACAGAGTCTAGCTTAGCATCTGAAATATAAATCGTTCTGCCGGGGTGGCTGCTCACCAAAGTGGGGAAGGTTTTGGCCCCAGATTCAGGAACGCCACGATAATCCAGCGGAAAATCGCCAGAATCAGCTATCTTGTTGAGGTCATACATTTGGAAGGACCCCTTGGATTGATATGTGACTGCATCAACTAGGGAATCTCTGGTGTATGAGTCTTCTGCCACACAATGGCAATAGAAGTCGGTTATGACGGTTTGTCCACCCCCTAATTGGAATGGGATGAGCTTTCTGCCCGCCAATTCAACCCCAATTAGAGGAAGAACCTGCCGATTTTCAGGCAAAAGTTCATATATGCCACTCTGATTGGCAAAATCCCCATCTGATCTCTCGGACCTTTCCTGAATTTGCTTGAACCACTCGATTCCCTCGGCGGCAGAAACTGAGATATACTTATAGGAATGGGGGCAGTCCACTACAGAGCTGGCCGGAATTGATGAGTCAAATCTCACAACACCATTTATATGGTCAATATGATAAGCATAAGTACCAGTAGTGGCAGGTCCGTAAAAGGTATTGTTCACATAAACGCCACTCACTCCGGGATAAGCTGGATTGGTTGAGGTCAAGGCCCCAACCCCAGATTCCCAAACAAGATTGGGCCTGAATGTGGCCCACACCTGTCCATCTGTATACCTCGGGTCATCCACCAGTCTGAGTCGGCTATCAATTCCCCCATAAAGTCCCGTACTCGGAACCGGCACATCAACAAAATTCCCCATAGTGAGGAAGTTATAGTCTAAATACGATATTAGGTTTTCCCTTATGTCGTTGGTCAGAGTAGAATCACCCAACCTCACAAAGCCTTTTAATGACATAGGGTCCTCACTGTAAGTAGCTAAACATTAATTTAGCGATTTCCGGTAAAAGAGAATTCACTGTATTTACTACAAAGTTATCATCTGTGGTTCCGGCAAAAACTGGGTCTACTCTAAATAATCGCCCAGATGAACCAGCAGGAAGCATAATGGCGTTGCCAGACCGGCTACCGGGGAATTCCTTGCCATAAGCGACAAAGTAATCATCATAGACGATTGTGACACCTTTGGTGAGCAACCAATCCATCCAGTCGATTTCGCCACGGTTGCTTTTGTATGCACCAATTTGCTTGATTGCGTCTGTGAATCCATCTGGGAGAATTGACACGGACATAGACCATGCCAAATTACCCAGACTACCACGCCCCCGAATGTCCAGATTCACTTTTACTGAGCGTTTAACGGCTTCTATAAGGTCTTGTACTGCTGTATTGGCAACAGAGTCTGTGAGGCCGAAATCGGCCCTTAGTTTGCCAGAGAGGATTTCTCTTACGTGTGGCGTGGATCTAAGCTTGGTCTCAATCAATTGGCCGACTCTGGCGTTGATCTGGGGAGCCGCTGATCGCATCTTTCTGTCGATCTGCTCAACCGCTTCTGCTATAATTTTGGCAGATACTGATTTGGTGGATTCTGTAATTTGTATTGAGGTTCTTTTGGCCACTATTTCCTCCAGTGTGCTATGCAATAGTCAGTATTCAATCCCCACACCAGAACCTCGCCGCTCCTCTGAAGTCTAACCTTGTCTATGATTATGTAGTCAGCCTTTCTTATGTCCTCAGCTTGGGCAGAAGTCCCAATTGTCATACATGATCCAGCGGCATAGTCGAACCCTCCGACCTTCTCAAAACTCTTTTTGTCGGAATAGACTCTCAGAGTTATCTCTTCTAGGGTTTCGACTGTCTTAGTTGCCTCGCCGCCCCTAAGCATTCCCGCTTGCCCCGCCTGAGGGTTCATTGTAAGGCGTTGTCTGATGTCCGCTGGAGCTGAAGAAATTGGCGAGATCTTCTGATATACCAACTGGCAGACTACACCAAAATTAGTAGACAAAGCAAACATGGTCATAGCTTCGGCATATTTAGTGTATACGTTAGATGGGATTTCCATAGCTTCGCCTAGCTGTAGTAATATCGACGGTCGTCGAATCGCTCTTCCGGGATTGGGGATATATTTCCGGTCTTTTGGATTTTTGAGACATTGCCAAGTGGCGAAGCTCCAGTTATGATTGAGCCCTGTCTTACGGAAGAACCAGAGATGTAGTGGAGATGGGAGGGGAGGAATACTGAGGACCGTCTGCGTGGGGCAAGCTCGTAAGCGATGCCCGGATGTGATGCTAATGCTATAACTTCTTGTGCAGACAAAGCTCTATCATAACAAGATACACCGTGGGTCAGACCTATGTGGTATTGACTGAAATAAGTTGTCCCTCCAAAGTGGATCATCTCTGTACCCAATCTCTGCATCCACTGCGTGTCTACTTGGCGAAGCCGTCCATCTATCCAAAGTTCATGGTAGGTTGCACTCCGAGAGATAACCGCAAAATGCTGCATTACACCAGTTAGCACAGAGGTGGCAGAGGAAAATATATTGTTATTAGCACTAAACTGGTATATACGAAAGTTACCGTACGATGTAGGAACAACATGTAATTTCGTATAAATTGCGAGAAATGTAGCGTTGTTTCCTGTAGTCAGAGGCATTAGCCAAAAAGACAAAGAAAATGAGTCCCGCCCCCCGAATTGCACTCTTGCCGGAGTGCTGACAAAATCATCAGATCCGTCGAAAGATAAAGCGTGTTTGCCTCCATTACTAACCCAGACAGACCCTGCGTCCATATTTGTAAGTGTGCCGTGGTTACCGTATAAACTCCAGTCCCTGAGGGTTAATCCAGTCGAACCTAAACATGGAGCCCACGCACCGATGCAACCACGCCACAACTCTGGATAGAGTGGCTGGCCGTCGCGTGGGGCGAATCCGTTAGCGTATGATCCGGACAGAATCATCAGAGAGCATCCTCAATTGATTCTTCGAGCGGCGTGAGCGTGATAACCTGATTCGTGTCGCTCGAATGAAACGCCGCCCCACTTCTATTGTCCACAACAAAATTGGCATATCTCCCCTTAGGGAAAATGACACCAACCTGAGATTTCTGTACATTCGGAGTAGCGTCAGCGGTACATATATGAGAGCCCAGAAACTCTAACTGCTTAGTCGCAGCATCGATATTTCCGGCATAGCCACTATACGCAGCGTTAAGCCCACTAGTGTTACCAGCCCCAGTCCCAGAAGCACTCACGAATGAGGCAAAGTAATTAATTGCGTTACCGGCAGTGGGAGTGGCGGCCACCTCTAGGGAGGAATCCATTCTCCATCTTTGTGCCCAATTTGCCCCAAAATCAATTGTGGAGGACTGCCTAGCTCCAGTAGACGTCCCATTTCCATTCGCTAGAGATGCGAACGTAATAGAAGCAGTTCCACCACTATTCTTAATGGTTTTAGCTGTACCTTCTTGAACTTTAATAAAATCTGGCAAGGCCATAAAACATCTCCTAGAACGGATACGCGGTTGACACTTCAGAACCATTTATTGATTGTGGAACTTCCGCAGCAGCCAACAGAGGTGCCGCTTGTATACTTGTAAGACCAATACCGCCTTGGTTGACAGGCAAAGTCAGCATAGATCTAACTCTCGCATCACCAAAATCAACTCCGGGAGCACCGGGGCGAATCCACTTAAGGACTCTAGCGACAACAGGGTTAGAATTAGCCACTGTTTCAAACTGCTGTAAGACGGCTTCTCCATCTGCTGGGTTAGCATAAACCCTTAGTATGCTAAGCTCAGTCAGTAAAATAGAAGTGGGAATTTTTGGGGCCACTTGCATACATCGTGCAGCACATAGGTCAGCCGCCCCAGACTGGGCTAAAGCTAGAGCCTGTGGGTCTGACTCAATTAAGGTTCTAAGTGCTTGTGGGGTCATTTTAACTCCTTAGGTAGTATAATAGGTACGGTCGTCTAGTCTAGTATCGAGAATCCCAGATTGTGAAACAATCACATTGTGCTCTACTCTGGCATTTACCTTCTGAGTATTGCCCAATTTATCAGCAAGAACTACGATTGTCCCATGCTTATAGACAACTCCAGTACCTGCAAATGATACTACGTCTGCCATTATCGTCTACTCCAGTAAGATCCATAAGGGGAAAGAATAGCCTCGCCAACATTGTTGTTGGTTGTGGCGAAGTTCAGTTTGGTTCGTTCGTATCTCTCGCACATATCAGCATAGAGACTCTTAAAGTTGGTGGCCACACCACCCATGTCCACGCTGGATGGACCATCACTGACTCTAACAGCCGATAGGCTATGAGTCTTATACTCAGCCCCAATAATGATGCATGCTGCTTTTAGGGAAATTAGATTGATAAACCCATCGTCTTTTGCGGTTGGATCAGTCGGATCAGGAGAGATGGAACATCGCTCCACGTTGATCGTGTATACTTGTTCAAAGTCGACCTCGGTAGAGACCAACTGTGCAGCTACAAGTATGGTCTGTTCAATTCGCTCATCTGGGTACGAAGGAGAAGAAATATCTGTGTCGTTGACAAGATATCGCACGATTGTTGATATTTCAGTATTCCACATGATGCCTCCAGACTCTAAATATTGTGCATTACTTTGAAGGACTTAATTGTACTATGATAAAGACTACCGCTGCCAAGTTCTACTACTGCCTGTATCCTCCATAGGCCGACTTCATCGATATCGCCAGCAACAGTAGCATACTGTATTTTCCCATCCACTCCGTCAGAAGTAAAGGAGGCTGTTTTTTCTAGGGATGCTCCGCTTGGCTTTAGCAATGTAATTATCTTACTGGTAGCCGCAGAGATGTCGATAGCTACACAGTCTTCAGTAACAGTCACTACGAAGATAAAATTAGTATCACCTACATGTAATTCTGATTCGCAAGCCATTCTAACCTCTTATCTGTATACTTCTCTTGATCGCGAGATCAAAACTTTTATCTCTGACTATGTTTAGGTCAAACTGGTGCGACCTAGCTATATTCAGAAGAATTTCAAGATTCTTTTTACCATCAGCAAATGTAACTACAAACTCAGCATCAATACAGGTTAGTAAAAAGCTGCCATAGTCTCCTGATAGAAGCCTATTATGCAATTTGCCAGCGTCATTCCCCGTGACTAAGAATGATTCAGTACCAGCGACCAGCACCCTATTAGCTGCCAGATTGGCAACTACACCAGTAAAAAGGATGGACCCGGTTTCTAGGCCTAAGACTCGATCATGTCTGAATAATGTGTTTTGGCCAGACAGAACAAAATTGCCGGTATCGGCTGATGTTAAAAACCCCTTTAGTAGTGAGGAATTTTGCCCACTTAATGTGAATACAGAATTGTCAGCAATCAGAATACTTTGTTTCTTAAGTGAAGCATCTTGCCCACTTAATACAATCGCCCCACTATCTGCCGAACAGACAAGACCTCTTAAGAAGCCTATATCCTGCCCACTTACAGAGAATTGGCCGTAGTCTGCCGTTACGAGCCTATTATAGATAAGATTTGCAGAGTTGCCATTTAGCAGATAGGTTGTCCCATCAGCTATTAATACGATCCCAGAAGAGGTTAGCCCCGGATATCCAACATGTCGACCAAAAGGCGTAGTCCATCCCAAGACTGGCTTTCTTAAGCTTCCAGTCGTTTGCCCAAAACTACCTAATGTGTGACGTGTTAGTGCCATTATTGTATTACGAAAGTATCGCCAGAGGCTGGTGCAGTTGTTAGGGAAGAGACGGTAAGTACACCCAATGCAGTAGACCCAGTAATTTCACAGCCCTGCCCACGCAAGTTAGCTGTGGGAGTATCTGAGGTGAACTTAAGGATTAGCCCCTTAAATTGATCTGACACTGCTGCTGCTGGGGATAGGCTACTTGTGACCACTGAAGTAGTTGTAGAT